GGTAAAAAACAGACTGACCTTACTGGTTTTGCAAAATTCATAAGTGCTGCCACTAAAGCCGTTACTTCTTTTATGGAGACTCTATCAGAAACAGATGCTGATGGGAACAAAGTTCGAAAATTCGACGATGGAGATTTAAAGATAGTTACTCCTGTGTGTGAAGCTATAAAGATATTGGCAGAAGCAGCCGGTTTGGTTCCAGATGATGTGGTTATAGACTTTTGGGGCGGAAGTCTGTTTAAGAAGTTCAGAGGTTTTGGAGTTTCTTTGACAAAAGGAAACGCTACAAAAAATACTGATTTAGACGGGTTCGCTAAGTGGATATGCAATGCTCTTGAGGCTGTAACTTCATTTATGGAAACGCTTTCAACTGAAACTAATGGAAAGAAAATTTCTAAGTTTACTCTAGAAGATTTGGACATGGTTAAAACGCTGTGTGAATCTATTAATCTTATAGCTAAAGCCGCCAATTATGTGCCAACAACTGTAACAGGTAATTTCAGCGGTGGCGGTGGAGGTCTTAATTGGTTAGGAAAGGGTTTAGGAGTCCATGGTGGATATGGAAGCGGACATTTTAGTGTCGTACCGATGCTCGGACAATTTACTTCTTGGATAACTGAAACACTAGATGCTCTAGCTATATTCACGACATCGTTAACTGGAGCTGATGGTCAGGCTGCTGTCACAATGAAAGACGCTGAAACAGCACAGAAATTATGTGAAGCCGTATCTGCTATTGGCGGGGCAATGGAATTTGTCCCTACAAAAGCCGATTTCGAAGGAACATTTGGAGGTGCTTTAGGAAGTATAAGCGGTTTAGGAGGAATCTTCGGTGGTACTATCTCTGGCAGTGTTATTCCTATGCTCACAGAGTTCAAGTCGTGGATAGACGAAGTTCTTAAAATTCTTCCCGAATTCGCTATCGATATTTCAAATGCAAACCTGGATGATACAGATATTTCGAATATAGATTCTTTATGTGATTCTGTTACTAAATTGTCTGAAGCAGCAGCAAATGCTCCAAAAACGATTAAAACATCTGTACTTGGAGGTTTATATTCCTACTCAGAAGTTTCACAGTTAACAGAATTTAAAAATTGGATAGCTAACGTTGTTCCGTTAATGGTTGAGATAGCTTCCGGAAAATTAACTGATGAAAACGGTAATACTATTACTATCGAGTCAGTTAGTCTCGATAATGTGGATAAACTTACGTCTATCGCTGAAGCTGCTAAAGTTATAGCTGGTGCTGCTAAGTTGGCTCCTACAAAACAGGAAATGGAAGCTTTCTTCGGCGTTTTCAAATGGGAGGAATCAACAGATCTAGATAGTACTGTATCATGGTTTAGAAATGTTTATGACATGATAAACGGTGAGGATGGTCTGCTTAAACTTATAGAAAAAGATCCTGTTAATATGGCTGCTCTGTATCAGCTTAATACTGTAATGGATGTGGTTAAGTTAACATCAGAATCCATATGGAATTTGGCAATGTCTCTTAACACGCAATCGCTTAGTGATACTGGAATAGTGTTCTGTGCTGAAATGTTGGGCCTTTTCTATGAAGAAATATGCGATCTTGGCATAGACGTTACAGTTGTAGCAAATGCAGCAGCATCGATAAAGAGTTTGTCTGATGTTATAACTGTTCTTTCTGAGTTTGGTAGCGACTATAGTTCGATTGATACTGAAGCTTTTGGAACAGTCTTAACTAATATTTGCAGCGCAATAGATACGTTTAATACCGAATTTTCAAATATAACTGGCGATCCTACTGAAGCTATATCACAGGTTAACTCAATAGCTTCTATGGTAAGTGGTTTGTCTAAGCTTGATTTTTCTGGATCAAATTCTTTCAAATCAGCCCTTGAAAAACTTGGAAAAGATAGCATCGATAAGTTTATCAAAACTTTTAAAGACGCTGGTGATAAAGTAGTCAAAGCTGTTAATACCATGGTTTCAAAAGCAGCATCTTCAATCGGTTCTGTAAGCAACTTCACTAAGTTCTTTATATCCGGAATGTATCTGGCAAATGGATTGATAATAGGAATTAATAGCAAGCAAACTGAAGTTTACAATGCTGCATATGCATTAGGTCAGAAAGCTGTTCAGGGTGAAAAAGACGGCCAGAAATCCGAATCTCCTTCAAAACTTACCATTCAATCCGGTAAATGGTTCGGAGAAGGCTTAGTTATTGGAATTAACAGAATGGCCAAATCGGTATATGATTCTGGGCATGCTTTAGGCAAGACTGCTGTCGATAGCGTATCTTCAACCATTGCAAGAATTTCAGATGTTTTAGATTCAAACATGGATACTCAGCCTACTATACGACCGGTATTGGATCTTAGTGACATATCTGCTGGAGCTGGAACTATAAACAGCCTATTCAATACTAGACCGTCCGTTGGAGTTCTGTCAAATGTAGGCACTATAAGCACAATGATGAATTCTCGTCAAAATGGAGCAAACGATGACGTAATATCTGCCATCAGGGATCTTGGCAAGGCATTGGGTAATGCTTCTGGAGACACTTATAACGTTAACGGCATTACTTATGATGATGGAACCAATGTATCTGATGCAGTTAGAACTCTCATAAGAGCAGCAAGAGTAGAAAGGAGGAGGTAATATGGCACAAGCAACCGTTGTTGATTTCGGTCTTCAGACTGGTACTACTAGAACTCTATATGCAGTATGGCAATGGAGTAAGGACAATACTGAAGAATATCAGGTTAGATGGTCTTACGACACTGGCGACGGAGTATGGTTCAGATCAAGTGATACAACTATCACAGTCAAACTGAAACAAACAACTTATAATGCTCCTGAAAATGCTAAGTCTGTAAGATTTACTGTAAGACCAATAGCAAAGAAGCATAAAGTAAACGGAAAAGAAGTAGCTTACTGGACTGCCGATTGGTCAACAACTAAACAATACAATTTTGTAGATAATCCTCCTTCTACTCCTCCTGTTCCGGAAGTAGAAGTCGAGAATTACACTCTAAGAGCTAGTCTGAATAATTTGAATGTTAATGCTACAAGCATAGAATTTCAAGTAGTTGCTAACGACACAACGCTGTTCAAACAAAGTGACAGTACCATACAATATGTAAACACTGATATAATCTCTCCAGGTGGATATGTTACCTATACATGCTACATTGCGGCAGGCGTAAAATATAAAGTTCGTTGTCGAGCCAAGAGAGGTACTTTGTATAGTGAATGGACAGATTATTCTAGTAACGTTACAACCATTCCAGCAGCTCCTACGGTTATTACTGAATGTAAAGCTGATTCAGAAACGTCTGTATTACTTAAATGGGATTCAGCAGTTGGAGCAAAGACATATACTATCGAATATACGGACGAAAGAAAGTATTTTAGCACTTCTAGTCAGACTAGTACCGAAGAAGGCGTTGATAAGACTGCCTGGCGTATAGTTGGACTTGAATCTGGTAAAGAATACTTTTTCCGAGTAAAAGCTGTTAACGAACAGGGAGAGTCTGGATGGAGCGATATATCGTCTGTGGTATTGGGTAAAAACCCGTCTGCTCCAACTACATGGTCTTCGACAACCACCTGTATAACTGGAGATCCATTAACATTATATTGGATGCATAACTCTGAAGATGGTTCTACACAGCAGTATGCTGAAATAGAGATATATGTTAATGGCGTCAAAGAAAGTCATATAATAAATAGTGTTAGTGAAGAAGACGATAAGAAAACAACTAAATATTCTGTAAACACATCTTCTTACGTAGAAGGTACCACAATCGAATGGCGTGTTAGGACAGCAGGCGTAACTAATGAATACGGAGATTGGTCAATACAAAGAAAAGTAGATATATACGCTCCAGCAACATTAGTAATTAGCATTACAAATCAAAATGGAGAAAATATTACCACTTTAAATTCATTTCCGTTTTACATTTCTGGTTCTGCTGGTCCTAACACTCAAACTCCAATAAGTTATCAGGTTGAAATAAGTGCCAACGAGACTTATGAGACGGTAGATAGCATTGGAAATCAAAAAATAGTAAGTGCTGGAGATGCTGTATATTCTAAGTTTTTTGATACATCAGAAGATTTGTTGATAAAACTTTCTGCAGGAAACATCGATCTTGAAAACAACATACAATATACAGTTACTTGTATAGTATCTATGAATTCTGGTTTGACCGCAGAATCTTCTTTGCAATTTACTGTGTCATGGACAGATGAATTATATGAACCTAACGCTGAGATAGGAATCGATAATAATTCTCTGACAGCATCTATAAGACCTTATTGCGAGGATGACGATGGAAAACTAATTGACGGAATATCTTTGTCTGTGTATAGAAGAGAATTTGATGGAAGTTTCACTGAGATCGGAACCGGAATCGATAACTTAACAAACACTTTCATAACCGATCCCCATCCTTCTTTGGATTATGCTCGTTATAGAATAGTAGCCATATCTAACGCAACTGGAGCTGTCAGTTACTATGACATGCCTGGTTATCCTGTTGGAGAGAAATCTATAATCATTCAGTGGGATGAAAATTGGACTAATTTCGATACTACTAATTCAGACGAGCTAGAAGAACCTACCTGGGCTGGATCAATGCTTAAGCTTCCGTATAATATCGATATTTCTACAAATCATTCGTCTGACGTATCTCTAGTCGAGTATATAGGTAGAAAGCATCCCGTGACTTATTACGGAACTCAGCTTGGTGAAACTGCAACATGGAGTACCGAGATTGTTAAAAGTGATACAGAAACACTGTACGCGCTTCGTAGGCTTGCTATATGGATGGGTGACGTATATGTCAGAGAACCTTCTGGTAGCGGTTATTGGGCGAATATTTCTGTATCATTTGAACAAAAACATCGAGATCTTACTATACCAGTAAGTCTGTCAATTACAAGAGTTTCAGGAGGTGCATAATATGACAGATTGGCTGTCCTCGATGAAACAAACGTTTGAGTATTATGTCGTAGATCCTGGAACTTGGAAAGACATAAAGAAGTTGGACACTGTGATATCTTGCACTATCAACCGGGATCTTGAATCTGACACACTTGGATCTGCAACAATAGATATAGCTGAAGCTTTAGGCGAATGTTACATAAGAGCATACCTCATTACAATTCAAAATGGAGTAACTGAGAAGTACCCTCTCGGAACGTTTTTGGTTCAAACACCAAACTCTAGGTTTGATGGAAAAATAAAAACGATATCAATGGATACTTATTCTCCGTTATTGGAGCTAAAAGATAGTATGCCTCCGATAGGATATTACATTCCTAAAAAAGAGAATGTGATGAACTTTGCATATAATCTTACTAGCGAGAATGTAAGAGCTCCTGTTGTAACTCCAGTATGTTCTACAAAGCTTTTCTACGATTTCGTAGCAGATCCAAGCGATAATTGGTTAACTTTCCTGACAGACCTTATGTCTAATGCAAAATATTCATTCGATTTAGACGAAATTGGCCGTATTCTATTCTCTCCTAATCAGGATACGGCTTCTTTACAACCTGTTTGGACTTACGACGATGGTAACAGTTCTATCCTATATCCTGATTTAACTATCGATCGAGATTTATACGGTATTCCAAATGTTGTCGAAGTTATATATTCTGATGGCGACTACTGTTACCAAACTGAAGTAGTTAACGATGATCCAAATAGTCCCATATCAACAGTTAATAGAGGAAGAAAGGTTATATATAGAGAAACCGACCCAAGTTTAATTGGCGATCCAACAGAAAATAAAATCGATGAATATGCTAAACAGCTTTTGAGGAATCTTTCTACCTTGGAATATACAATAAGTTATTCGCATGGATATTGTCCTGTAAGAATTGGAGATTGTGTTAGACTCAATTATTCAAAAGCTGGATTATATGGGGTTAAAGCAAAAGTAATTAGCCAGACGATAACATGTGAACCAGGTTGTCCAGTTACTGAGACTGCTATTTATACTAATAAATTATGGGGGTGATACACTTTGGCTTTAAATGATGTATTGGTATCAGAGTTTGCTAAAATAATAAAAACTGATAAAAATGCTAAAAGCGAAAAGACTGTGTATGGAACCATAGTTGAGTATAATGGTTCGAAATATATACAGCTTGACGGTTCTGATTTACTTACTCCTGCTGACTCAACTGCCAAAACAGAGGTGGGGGATAGAGTAACAGTAATGATAAAGAATCATACAGCTACTGTTACTGGAAACATGACGTCTCCTTCTGCATCTGATTCTGATGTTACTATAATAGGATCGGAACTAACTGCCGCAAAAGCGACAATAAGCGATCTAACCGCTGATAATGTAACAATCAAGGATTCACTTACTGCCCATGATGGATACATAAAGAATCTCGAAACTGAAAATCTTACAGTAAAAGGTAGACTAGACGCGGCAGAAGCTGATATTACAAATCTCGAAGCAGAAAATGTAACTATTAATGGAAAACTTGAAGCAACTGACGCCGATATAGATTCGTTGCAGGCAGATAATGTTGTTATCAAGCAGACGTTAGTAGCACACTCTGCCGATATAGATAACTTAGAAGCGGATAATGTTACGATAAATAATACGTTAACCGCGCATAAAGGATACATTGATGATTTGACCGCAAATAAGTTGAATGTTACAGATGCTAACATAACTTACGCTAATATTGATTTTTCAAACATAGGTAAAGCAGCAATAGAACAGTTCTTTGCTACTTCTGGTTTGATCGAAAACGTCGTTGTCGGAGAAGGCACAGTAACTGGTGAATTAGTTGGCGTAACCATAAAGGGCGATCTGATCGAAGGTAATACGATTGTAGCGGACAAACTTGTGATAAAAGGCACAGACGGTCTATATTACAAACTAAATACAGATGGCGTCACGACTGAATCCGAACAGACTGAGTACAATAGTTTGAACGGTAGTGTTATTACTGCTAAGTCAATTACAGCTACAAAAATCTCTGTAAGTGATCTCGTGGCATTTGACGCCACTATTGGCGGTTTCAAGATAACTGAAAATTCCATATATTCAGGAGTAAAAGAAACTGTAGACAATACAACTCGCGGTATTTATATGGATGATGATGGTCAGATATCATTTGGAGACACGAACAACTACGTCATGTTCTATAAAGATACTGACGGAACATACAAGCTTACTGTATCTGCTCAAAGTATCAAAATGGGTTCCACTAATAGAGATGTTGAAGAGGCAATCGATGAAGCTCAAGAATCTGCTAATGATGCACAAGAGTCTGCTAATTCAAACTTCACAACTATCAGTTCTGCTCAGTTAGATATAGACGCTATAAAGGGTATACTCTCGGCTATTACCACGGATGAAAACGGTACTACTTTGATGGAGCAGACTGGATCTGGATGGTCGTTCAGTCTATACGATATTCAGAATTCTCTTAACGCTGCTACCTCAAATATCGATGGGTTGACCTCGGGTTTAGATGCTACCAATAGTTTAATTGATACTCTAAATCAATCTGTAACTGATCTAGGAGAATATACGGACTATATTAAATTCGGTATAGATAACGGCCAACCATGTATTATATTGGGAGAAACAGATAGCCCATTTAAGGTAGTGATTACAAATACCGATATTCGATTTATGGAAGGCAGTATGATACCAGCTAGTATAAGTAACCAGTCTTTAAATATAGAAAACGCTGTCGTCAGAGGAGAACTCAGGCAGGGCGATTTTGTATGGGAAACAAGAAATAATGGTCATTACTGTCTTACGTGGAAAGGATGATGATATATGGCTGCACCAGACAGAACAGTTTGGGGTGATATAGTAAACTCCAAAGGACGAATAGGTATTTGTCTTACTGAAACGAGTACGGCCACAACGTATACTGTAAGCGCAGGAACATGGTTCTGGAGTAAATACGGATGTACCGATAATACGAATAAGATATATTTCGATGAAAATGCATCAAGTGCTACCACATATCGGGGATCAGCATCTATTTCGCATACAGTATCATCTGGATCTGGATGGAGTACTGATAATCAGACAAAACTGCTTGACGGAAGCGACTACACATATACATATACCAGAGGCACAACTGCTAAGACAATATATTACCGAGCTAAGTTGATGAATGTTGAAGCAGTTGACGGTACAATGCATGTTAAAGCATCTGCTACAATTCCAGCTCTTGATACATATACGATAACGTATAATGCAAATGGAGGTACAGGAGCTCCTGCCACTCAGTCAAAATGGTATGGTATAAATATAAACATTTCTTCCACAGTACCAACTAGAACAGGATACTCGTTCGTGGGCTGGGGGAAAACATCAACTACTACAACCGTTTCATATTATCCTGGCGGTGGTTGTGGAGAAAATACAAATTTAACTCTATATGCTATATGGAAAGCTAATACTTATACGGTTTCCTATAATGCAAATGGAGGAACAGGAGCCCCTTCTTCCCAAACAAAAACACACGACGTAGCACTAACATTGTCATCGACTAAACCTACTAGAACAAACTACAATTTTGTTGGATGGGGTACTTCTTCTGTTGCTACTACAGCTAGCTATTCGGCTGGTGGAAGTTATACTGCAAACTCATCTGTTACGTTATACGCTGTATGGGTTCTAGGATATACTAAACCTCGTGTGACAAATCTGTCTGTTACTCGATGTACTTCAGATGGAAGTGCTTCTGACGACGGAACATATTTCAAAGTAACGTTTGATTGGGATACAGATAAAACGGTGTCATCAATCTCAGTTTCATGGAAACTTTCAAGCGATACAGAATGGACTTCGTCTACAAACATATCTGCAAGTGGTACTAGTGGTAGTGTAAATCAAGTATTTGGAGCCAATGCTATATCTACAGAGTCAGTATATACTGTACAAATTAGTGTGTCTGATGCTTCTGGTACAACCTCCGTTGATAAAACATTAGCTGCCAAAGCCTATTTTATTGATTGTTCCCCAAACAAAGGAGTAGGAATTCTTTTGCCTGCTGAAGATTGGAAATGCGTTAAAATAGGAGCCCCTACGTATGTTGAAGGCGTAAAAATTACCGGTCTTACCCTTAAGTTAGGTGGGCTTTCTCAGCCTACCAACATAAGCGAAGACACCGGCTCAAACTGGGCAAATGCTGGAAACATGTCAACGTATTTCTACGATACCGCAGGTCTAATAACCGATCAACCTAGTCAATATGGTTTCATGCTTAATCTTACAAACACTTGGAACATACACCAACTATGGTTTACGTATGACAACGGTTTAGCCCATAGATCCGGAAGTCCAAGCGGATGGAGTGGAACATGGAGAAAGGTATTAGATAGTAAGAATTATGACAATTACTGTCTACCATTGTCTGGCGGTACTACAACTGGAAGTGTTTATTTGAAAGCCGGAACCAATACTATAAGCTATTATAGAGCTAATGGAGCATGGTTTGGTTTTTATGCAGGGGTAGCTGACGCTGTAAGTAACTCAAATCGTAAAGGCTGGATAGGTTTTAATCAGACCGAGAATTTCAGTTTCTATAATAATTCCACTGGCTCCAATATTTCCAATAAAACTTGGACAATATCGTCAGACCGTAGACTTAAGCAAGATATAACTGATATTCCAGAAGAGTTCATAAACATTTGGAAAGAGCTATTGCCAAAAGTTTTCAAATGGAACGATCTAAATTCTGGAGACGGAAAGTATCACTTCGGATTGATTGCTCAGGATGTTATATCTACGTTCGAAAAGTATGGTCTTGATTACACTGACTATGGTTTTGTGAATACTTTCACAATGACTGACGACGACACCAAATATTTTGGTATAGCCTATGACGAGTATCATATGCTTACTTCACTTGTTCTAAAAGATACCATTACAAAACTTGATGAACAGCAGAAACAAATTGATAGTCTCCAAGAACAAATTGATGAACTACGAAACCTAATGTCTAACAAATAAAGGAGGAATTATCATGGCGACTAAATTGATGCCTATCAGTATATTCGTATCTGAACTCGAAGCAGCCTGGAAACGAAAAGACGGATATATCATGGGTTCTAAGGGGCAGGATCCTAAGAAATGGCCAACCACAAGTTGGTGGTTTACTCAGTATAGTGGAACTCAGAAAACTAAGGCCCTTTATTGGCGTGCTAATGCTGCTCGTGTATGGGATTGCAATGGCCTTGCGGAAGGTATATATGAAGACTATTCAGGAGTAAATATCAATACTAAGGCACGATATAATTATGCAAATTGGTGTGGAACTAAGGGAACTGGTAAGATTCCTAAGAATCGTCGTGTTCCTGGAGCTGCAGTATTTATGCACAGTTCTTCTGCTGGTTATATTACTCATGTTGGATATTTGTACAAGCCTGTAAAGAAGTCTGATCCTACTGGAGACTGGTATGTAATTGAGGCTCGTGGAGTTATGTACGGAATAGTTCGAACTAAGCTTTCCGAGCGTAATTGGAATCGTTGGGGTCTTATGACCAAGTATTTCGATTATTCTGAGTCTATTAACGTTGCTCCTGAAAAGAGACGCGAACTTAAGAATGGTTGCGAAGGCGATGACGTAAAGCAGCTTCAGGAATCTCTTGTGCGACTCGGATATGATCTTGGTAAGTGGGGTGTCGATGGTGATTTTGGTGATGCTACCGAACAGGCAGTAATGTCATTCCAGAAGACTGAAGGGCTTGAAGTTGACGGAATATTCGGAGAAAAGTCTTTCGAAGCTCTTGAGAAAGCTTTGGCTGAGCTTGACGCTCCTCCTACCGAAAAGCCGACTAAAGTAGCCATCGTCGGAGGCAATTGCTATGTTCGTGTCGATCCTGATAAGTTTAGTAATTCGGTAGGCGTCGCTAAGAACGGTAGTGTTTTCGATTATGGCGGAACTACGGCTGAAAACGGATGGAATAGTATTATTTATAATGGTAAGACTCGCTGGGTTTCTGGACTTTATAGCAAGTTGATGATGATCTAGTGAGGTGAACGCCAATGAATAACGAAGAGCTTACTAAACGAGTTGTTGATATTGACGAGCGATTGGTTCGTCAAGAAGAACAGACAAAGAGCATATCCGATCGAATGAATAACATTGACACTCTAACGGATAGCGTTCATAAGATGGCTATATCGCTAGAAGTTCTGACTAACACTCAGAAATCAACTGAAAAGAAACTTGATGGGCTTTCTAAGGACGTTGAAGAGATCAAAGAAAAACCTGCTAAGAATTGGGAGAATACTGTACGAATGGTATTTGAACTGGTCTTGGCTGCTGTAGTTGGTTATGTTCTTATCAAACTTGGATTGCAGTAAGGAGGATGTATTATGGAATTTCTGAATGATTATCTTGTGCTGGCGGTTGTTGGTGTATGTCTGTGCATTGGTTACATTATCAAGCACGTTATTCCTACCGACAAGATCAACAAGTTCATTCCTCTGATCGTTGGCATACTCGGTGTAGTAGTTAATGTATGGATGAACAATTGGGGTTTCACTCCTGAAATCCTGCTTGGCGGTCTTGTGTCAGGGCTTGCTTCTACAGGTATGTACGAGCTGTTTGCACAGTTTATTAAGAAGACTGACACTGCTGAATAATTCAAAATGGAGGGGTGGATCGCAAGGTCTACCTCTTCTTTTATTTTTTCGCGAAAATTACATGGTGTATTATGGAAGAGAATAAAAGAGAAACTATGAAAAGCCAAATTGTAAGATGCGGTCGGCAGTTATCGAGTAACATCGATACCCTCAGGGATAGTAATATCCATAATCCGCACTCTCTTCTTTTTTTTTTTCGCTAATTTTGCAGCTTCCTTTATGAGGAGGTGATACGTATGAAATGGTATAACTTGAAAGGAGAAGTTTCCAGAAAAGAAGCAAAACTAATTTTAAAGTATATGCAAGAGATTATCGATCGCTATGGTTATGTAACGCTCGCCGATTTTTATGATCTCGAAGCCAGCGATGAGGCTGTCTACACAGATAATAAAAAAGAATGGCGTTCGTTAAAAGGAGCTAGAGTGTCGTCGAGAAGAAAAGAAGGTGTATACAGAATACTGTTGCCAGATTTTGTGGAGAGGATTTAATACATAGCAGCCATACTGTCGCGTATATTTCAAAAAAAAGGCTCCGCCATTACGACGAGGCCTTTTCTTTTTGCTTTATAAACGTTGATATTACACTATTAGTATCAATTACTACCCTATGAATGAGGAGTCAATTGATACCTAAATTATTCATACTTAAGTTTCAATTTAATTTTGTAAGGAGGGGTATGATACTGTAATCCTTTCGTAACTTCGGTTTCGTATTCACTAGCGTTCTCTTTTGATATTCTCACTATCGGGCCACGTTCGTACTCTATTCTATGGATTATATTTTTCAAATACTGGTTCTTTATCTTTGCATCTAATTCTGGATCTTCTAACGCTTTCAATGCATCACTAAATTTCAACTTTTCTTCTTTATAGTCTATTTGCTTCGGAACAGATTCTTTAGCCTTACAAAGAGACTTATTTATTTCTTCTTTTTCTGCAAGCAGTTTCTCATTCAGCTTCTTAAAGATATGCTGGGGAAGACGTTTATCTGGATCGGGATCGTATTGTGCTTCCCATTGCTCCAACTCTTTTTTCTCAAGCTCTTTTAATTTTTTCTCAAGTCTTATGACTAGATCCTTATGAAGCTTTACCGAATTATCTTGATCATTTTCTATTCTAACTTCAAAATCTTTTATGCAATTTCGTATAGCGGTGCATACATCTGAAAATATTTCATGAAAATTGGCAGATCCAGTTTTGCAATGGTACTGGTTATTGCACACTAACTTAGGAGGAGCAAATTCAATTCCGTTCTTATTATAAGTGTTATATCCTATTTTAGCTCCACATTTGCAGTACATTATTCCACTGAACGGATTTTTAAGAGATAAATTACGTTTTGTTCTATGACGTTTCCCTTTTATTTCTCTGGCTTTGTAGAATAATTCTTCTGAAACTATGCCCTCGTGTTTTCCTTCAAATATTAAATACTCGTCTACTTTAGCTTTAGGACGTAACTTACGAATCTCTTGATCTTCTATTATTTTAATAGTTTTACGCCAATTCCATCTTACACAACCAATGTAATGAACGTTTTCTAAAATCGAAAATATTATACTCGGTTTCCATGTAGGTTTTCCTGTTTTAGTTTTAGCTCCTAGTTCTTCTAATCTTCTGCATATATTCGTAACTCCTATATCGTCGTTACAATACCAATTGAAGATCATTCTAACTATATCGGCCTGATCTTTTCTTTCTACTAGTGTATGACATATTTTCTTGCCCTCTGTTATTGTGGTTCGATTAAAACCATATGGAGCAACTGATCCTATATAGTTTCCTTCTTTAACACTAGCAAGTTTTCCACGAGCTTGAATCTTTTTGAAATATTCTAGATATTCATTACCGCGTTTCAATTCTCTCTCAAAGGCATCCCTATCATATTCGTCACGTAAGTCATAAGTTTTGTGTGGTGTGATTACATACGTATTCGTATATCGTAATATTTTTATAAGCTTACCGGCATCTTCTAAATCGCCACGGCTAAGTCTTTGAACGTCTACTACCATTATTGCTTTTATTCCAGGACTTTCAACAGCTTTCAACAAACGTAATATTTCAGGTCGTCCGTCTAATGATTCGGCACTTCCAACTTCTTTATATTTATTTTCTTCTGGTATAGGTCCACCTAAATTATTTATGGCATATTCTTCAAGTATCTTGCCATGTTTTTCTAGTACCTCCTCAACTGATAGAAGCGGATCGTCTGATCTCGATTTTCTATCATATTCTAATACTTCGTAGTTGTAAAATCTTGGATAGTCTTTAAACATTTCGACACATCTCTCCCTTCAAAATTACTTTACAAGAAAATAACCTAAATTGCAACTTCTTGAATATTTTAATCTAGATTTAAAATTCCGTCATAACCCGGACGCAGGTTACAATATCGATTGCTATATTACAATAGTGATGAATGATCTAAGAGGTGAGTATGAAGAGAGTATTTAACTTTAAAAATGGAACAATACACGTTCTAAATTTAGACAAATTCGATAACGAAAAGTTTCGAAAAAATACAGAAATTTTTCTTACAAAAGTAATAAAGGAGCGTATTCAAAATGGCAACCGTTATAAGAGCTGAAATATCTAAGAATAATAAATACTGGATTAGCAAACACAGACATTATGAATTGAAACATTTTTGTTTACAGTATCCTAGATGGAAGAAAGAATATTCTAATTTAGGAATTCCTACTTTGTCATCGTCTATTGTGGAAAAACTTCCATCATCTAATATACCTTTAGATCCAACTGTAGAATTTATACTTAGGAAAGAATACTATTTGGAAAGAATACAATTGATTGAGAAGACCGCAATGGAAGCTGACAAGTATTTATATAAATATATTTTAAAAGCTGTAACAGAAGGATTATCTTATACATATTTAAAAACCGTGATGAAAATACCTTGTGGAAAAGATATGTATTACGATCGATATAGGAAGTTCTTCTGGCTGCTTAGTCATTCGCGAAAATAGCATATTCATTTATAGGGAGATAACTAATCTACTTATAACGGAGGGGTAACTATGTTTAAGAAAGTGTGTCACTTTATGATATGGAAAGAAGACGTTAACAGAGTTATCGATGCTTTATCGATTTACGGTAGGAATGAATTTACTACTATGAAAGATAAGGACTCGTACTTTGTAACAATAACTTTCTCGAATAAAAACTACGGAAACTTTCTTGAAACTATGTTTAGGTTGACCAGAAGTGGACTTGAGATTAGAAGACCTGTAATAAGAACTACTATATTTGGATTAGAGCTCTAAGAAGGGCTCTTTTCTTTTTCGCGAAAAATGCGAGCCCTTTAATGAAGAATGTATAAGTTTACATTCGTAAGTTACAATATTAAGTAGGAAACTATAATGAAGATCATGGTGGAGAAGCATATTTGTGATATTTGCGGAAAAGAAGTGACTACTGATAAGAGGTATTCGATTACCTTCGGGGTGTACAACAACTGGAGCGATGACACTATAGCCAATCAGACACGTCAGAAAGATCTTTGCGAAGACTGCTACGAAACGATGCTGGGTTTCGTTGATAAGAATGAGATTCGGAGCGAATCAAAATCTATCGATGAAGAACCTAAGCGTAAACGTGGAGATTACGACAAAGAAGAAGTCAAGAGATTGTGGGTGATGGGACTGAAGTATCGTCAGATAGCTTCAAGATTGAACATAACACCTTCGATGGTATGCAATACTATATATAGGATGTCAAAGGAGGAAAAAGAGCAAGCTTACGAAAAATATGGTATACATAAGAATCATGTTCAGGAAGAGACTAAAAGGCTTAAGGTAACTACTGACGAATACGGACTTGTTCATTCGATCGAGGAGGAGGGGTAAGGCCCTCTTCTTTTTTTTCATATTCGCGGTATATACATGTACTATTATGAGAAGGAGGTAATTACTATGAAAAATATCGTTAAATTCGGATTGGTTGGGTTAGCCGGATACTTTATCGGATTTTATGAGATGAAGTATAAGACTATCAAACTGATGCTTATGAATGAGATTAAGAAGGAAACCTCTGAGAAAGGGGATGACAAAGGAGAGTCCAAATAGGGCTCTTTTATTTTTCGCGAATTAAACAAGCTATATTATGAGAGAATATATTACATTTTAGGAGGTAATAACTATGTTGGAAATGGTTGTTTTGGGTGTGACTATCGTAGTGAGTCAAATCATTTGCGGTCTGGTGCTTACTAGATTGCTTATGAATAAACGACTCGTGAAGAAGTACGCAAACATGTATATGGAAATCGTAGAAGAAATTACTGAAGAAATGGTAGACAGACTATAGAAATGGCCCTTCGGGGTCTTTTCTATTTCGCGAATTAAACAAGCTATATTATGAGAGAATACGGCAACATGAGGTGCAGAGCTTGAAAGGTAGGGAGCTCTTAATAAAAGATGGATTTATCCAACTCCCTCACGGTTGAAGTCCGTGCGTATTCTTTTTATTTTTCTAATCTAGATTAAACAATCCGTACTCGGGTTACATAAAACAATGTTATTTTTGTAAAGTGAAAAATTCCCGGGGAGGAAAATTCTAAAAACAAAATGAAAGGAGAATCGTATGATACTCAATTTTGTATTGGTTGGAATAATCGGAATTATCATCGGCTATGCTGTGATCCCTGCTTTATTCGGATATGGCAAGACACACGGCACAATTAGTTTCTATGATTCCGAACCGGGAGAGGATCCAGTAATGATAGCCGAATTACTCGAACGACCAGAGAGTATTCGCAAGCATAAGTACGTGATATTTAAAGTATCGTCAAAATAACATGTACTATTATGGAACCAGAAAGGAGAGGAACCATTATGAGAGAGTTAAATTTGTTGACGGAGGAATTTGAAGCTGAGATCAAAGAACTTGGTAAGCTTCAACCGGGTACCGAAGAACACAAGGCAACTGCTAATGTGGTAGCCCAACTGGCTGATAGAATAATTCGTCTTCGGGAACTTGAGGAAGAGCGAGATGAAAAAATAAGAATTCGAGAAATGGATGCTCATTTTAAGCAGAAAGAGCTCGACCAAGAGAAGAAAAGTGATCGAATTAAGAACATCATTACAGTTGGTACTACGTTACTTAGTACTGGTGTGCTGGTATGGGGAACGGTTGGAACTTGGAAGTTCGATGCAAATCACGTAACGACTTCGACACAAGGAAGGAGCTGGATTAACGGATTGTATCCTAAGTGGTTGAAACAATAAAAAACTAGGAGAGATTATGGAAACATAGTCTCTTCTTTTTCGCGAAAAATACAGATATTATTATGGAGACATAATATATATTTGGAGGTAAATTACTATGTTGACTAATGTTATGACTGCAATCGTTATGATGGTGATGGCTTTTAACGGAATTAGCGGAAACGTTACGGAGAAGACAGAATACATAAACGCAAACAATCGTACCAAGACGGTTATCACAATCACAGCTGATGGCGAAGAACTGGCAGAAGAATACGAGTATAACCTTACAACTAATGAATGGGAACTAAAGTGAGGGCTAGCAAGCCCTTTACTTTTTATCGCGATATTTTCAAATCGTATTATGGAAACTATATTTGATAGGAGGATAATTGTATGACGAATGGTTATTACGAGACTTTGTTGAATGTTCAGTTTTTTGAACAGGAAGGAACAATCGGAGATATTGGAGACTCATTTGCAGTAATCCATAACGAATCCGATTCTGATCATGTGTTTATTCTGGACAACGATGACGCTCGTGAATTGCTGATGATAATCATGAATTATCTGGACGAACATGAGGACAAAGTTTCCAAGGTAGGCCTGTAACAGGGCCTTTACCTTTTGCAAATGAGGAATATTGATGAGGTATTATTATGAAAAACCAAATTTGTACTTGTCTATGTATGGAGAGGCATATACTTGCGACCATCCTGTCTATAGTAGATGCACCTTATTTAGAATTGGTGAAAAAGGGCTTGCCGTCATACAGCAACGATTTGATGAGAATTTAAAACGTACATGGTGGTCTGAAATAGATCCATGGCTAACTGATGCTATATATTTGAATCCTGGATTTAGAGAGTTATTTGAGGAAAGGTCCGGAGAATGCAATAACAATTTATATCCTACAATTACTATACGACAATTAATGTGGGCACTAAAGATGAAACCCATTCCTAGAGAAAGATGGGAAACATGCTTCGATAGACGAATTATCTAAAAACTCGCGACAAATGCACCTCCTTTAATGGAACGAAAGGAGTGATATTATGCAATTGTTGGGAGTAATTTTGTTACTTGTTGGAGCATATTTGGTATTTGGAAGTTCTAAGAATTGAGGGCCCCAATTGGGGCTCTTTTATTTTCGCGAAAAATACAATCAATATTATAGGAACAAGCACTAATATGATATTTGAAAGGATGGATCGATTATGACGGCTTTCTTTGCAGGTATTGGAGTATTCATATTAGCTAGTATTATTAATGTGGCTATTATGATGATACTACTGTTTACATCTAAGAAGGTACGCGATTGGACGATTAATCAGATCAAAGTGATTACTAAGGAGTGCGTTGAATTCCTTGATGAACTAGATAAGGAGCTCTGATGTGAGCCCCTTTTCTTTTCGCGATTTTATCATCCTCTTTTATGGAACAATATTAAGGAGGTATGGACTATGATATGTACTTTGTTATTGATGGTTATGATATTTGCTATTGCTACAATAGCTGTAGCATTGCTCGGAATTGGAGGAGCAACGTTGTTCGCGTTTCTTATAGCATATGCAGACGTCATACTATTCATTACGATTATCGTATTGATAGTCAGACATTTCGTTAAGAAGAAAAAGAAGAATTAAGGGGATCCCTACGGGGATTCTCTTATTTTTTATAAATGAAAGGAGCTTTAATGTGAAGAAATCTGTAGCATCTACAATTCTTACTTGCCTTGGCTCAGTTGGAGTTATCGCTACTGCAGTTATGGCAGTAAAAGACACGCCAAAAGCAGAATTGTTGTTGGATAAAGCCGAAGAAGAAAAAGGTCATGAGCCTCTTACAAAACTTGAAAAAGTTAAGGCCGCTGCACCAGCGTATATTCCTACGATTATAACAGGAGTATCTACAATTGCCTGTATATTTGGAGCTAACATACTTAACAAACGGTATCAGGCATCTCTTATAAGCGCATATGCCCTGTTGGATAATTCATATAAAGAGTACCAGAATAAGGTTAAAGAATTGTATGGAGAGGATGCGGATACTCAGCTAAAGAAAGAGATTGCTAATGAAAAGTACGATAAAGATGGCTTTGAATTCGAAGTACTTGAGGGCGAGCAACTTTTCTTTGATCTTACTACAATGAGATATTTTAGTGCTCCTATGGACGAAGTTATCACGAAAGTTACACTGGAAGGCGGAAACGAATGCTATATAATCGGAACTCCTCCACCATTTATGGAGTAATTCGCGATTAAATCATGGACTATTATGGAATCAGAAAGGAGAGGTTATTATGAAACTGAAAGAACTTGGTAAAAAGGTATTTAATCCAAAGGTGGTTGGTATCATCGGTGTTGTTGCAGCGGGAGCTGGAGCAATGATCGAAGCTATCGACGGCCAGAAGAAGGAAAAGGCTTTTCGAGAACTTCAGCAAAAAGTAGCTGAACTTGAGAAGAAATGAGGGAGTCCCCCATATGGGGATTCTCTTATTTTTTGGTATATGAAAGGAGAGATTCGTATGTCCAAATTTAATTTGTCGCAATTCGTTAGGAATGCTAGAACGACAATTGCAAAACATAGCCCCGAGATTCTTACTGGAATAGGTCTCGTTGGAATGGGAGTCACTGTAGTATTGACCGCTAAAGGAACTATTAAAGCGGTTAAGATACTCGAATCGGAAAAGATGAATAACGATTCGCTTACTAAAGTAGAAGTAGTTAAAAAGACATGGAAATGCTATGTTCCAGCGGTGGCTACAGGTGTAACTTCTATGGCGTGTCTAGTCGGTGCTAGTTCAGTAAATGCACGTCGTAACGCTGCGCTTGCTACTGCGTACAATATTTCTAAAGCTACTTTTAGCGAATATAAAGATAAGGTTATCGAGACTATCGGAGAGAAAAAAGAAAAAGAGATAAAGGAGAATATCGCTCAGGACAAACTTGATAAAAATCCTGTAAGTAATAGTGAAGTAGTAGTAACTGAGAAAGGAAACACACTTTGCTACGATGGTGTATTTGGAAGATATTTTATGTCAGACAAGTATGCTATAAAAGATGCTATGAATAATGTCAATCGACAAATAGTAAATGACATGTATGCATCTTTAAACGATTTTTATGATGAACTTGGACTTAACCCAGTTGATATTGGATATGATCTAGGATGGAATATCGATGATAAGAGACTTGATGTTGAATTTGATTATGGACGAGCTGACAATGACGATCCGTGTCTGGTGATCGGATTCAACGTAGCTCCGAAATACAATTACAATAAACTTTTCTAACTCGCGAAAAATGCAAACATTTTAATGGATAAAACCACTATATTTATAATTTGAAAGGAGAACTTAACATGGCGGATTTTGAGAACATCAATGAGGTAACTGAGGAGACTATCGAGACTGTAGGTAACCTGGTGGAGACTACTAATAACGGAAAGCTTAAGGGGATCCTTAAGTGGGTAGGTATCGGACTTGGTACGGCAATTAGCGGTGTAGCTATTGCTAGAAAGGTCGTTCCTATGATTAAGGTTAAACACGAAAAGCACATTATCGAGAAGCTCAGAAAGAAGGGTTACGATATCGAGGAGCCTATAGAAATCGAGGATGTTGAAGAAGAATATCCGATTGAATCCAAGTAAGAAATAAGGTTTTACCAAGAGGAGACAGCTGTAACAGGCTGTTTCCTTTTTTATTTCAAAAAGGAGATTGTTGGTAATGGAAAACTATAAGCCAAATTCGAATAAATTCAAAACTGAGCAAAAAGAAACTCAGGAAAAGAAAATAGAAAAAGTCGTGCAGGGAACTGTAAAGACTAAGAAAAAGAATGAGATTAGCAAATTCAAGGAAGCGTTTATTTCAGAGGATGCTCGCAATGTCAAATCTTATATTTTGACTGATGTGATTATTCCAGCTGCTAAGAAGCTTATTTCTGATATTGTCAAAGACGGTATAGAAATGCTTCTGTATGGTGGAAATAGTCCTAGAAGTAAATCTTCCGGAGGATCAAGACCATCTTATGTATCTTACAATAGTTATTCTAGTTCCCGTGACGATCGTTCTGGTGATTCACGTCCTAGAGCTAGTGGATATACTTTCGAAGATGTATATCTTGACAATCGAGGAGAAGCTGAAGATGTTCTTACTAGAATGGATGAAATAATCGATACTTATGATATGGTGTCGGTTGCTGATCTGTATGATCTGGTAGGCATTACTGGTAAATTCACAGATAACAAATATGGTTGGACAAATCTTCGCGGAGCTCGTGTAGTCCATACTCGTGACGGATATTTGCTCGATTTGCCTAGGCCTAGGGTTCTTTAATCGATAGAAGGAGATATATTTATATGATTCGTATAGAACGTGACAACAATATGGTAGAGCATCCGAATCATTATCAGTCTGGAAAAGGGATCGAAGTAATCGATGTAATAGAAGCATTTACTGATGATTTGAAAGGAGTTGAAGCTTTCGATACAGCGAATGCTATTAAGTATATTTGTAGGTGGAACAAAAAGGGAACACCGCTTCAGGATTTGATGAAGGCAAAGTGGTATATCGATCATCTTATTAACAAAATAGAAAAGGAGAATTAAATCATGAATAAGTTTGAAATTCTTAATAAAGTAACTAGAACTGCTCATAAGGTTGGTTTCCAGCTTAAGAAGCATAGCCCTGAGATTCTTGCTGTAGCAGGAACTGTCGGTGTAGTAGCAAGTGCAGTTATGGCATGTAAGGCTACTACTAAGCTTAATGATATTTTGGAAGATTCTAAAAAGGAGGCAAACAAGGTTCATCAGGTTCTTGAAAACGAAATGATTCCTAAGGAGAAATACTCCGAGGAAGATGGTAAGAAAGATCTTGCTGTTATTTATACTAAGACAGCTCTTAAAGTAGCAAGACTGTATGCTCCTTCTGTTGGTCTTGGTGTTCTGTCTCTTGCAAGTATTTTGACTTCTAACAATATTCTGCGTAAGCGTAATGTAGCTCTTGCGGCTGCTTATACGGCTGTAGATAAGGGCTTCAAAGAATACAGAGGACGTGTCATTGAGCGCTTTGGAGAAGAACTTGATAAAGAACTTCGCTTCAATGTAAAAGCTAAGGAAATCGAAAAAACAATCGTAAATGAGAAGGGCGAGGAAGAAGTAGTTACAGAAACTGTTATGACTGCAAATCCTACTAGCAGATATAGTGATTATGCTCGTTGCTTCGATTGCGGTTGCAGAGGATGGGAAAAGGACGCCGAGTACAATTTGATGTTCCTTCGTCATACTCAGGATTATTTCAATGATCTCCTTCGTTCAAGGGGTAGCGTAGTTCTTAACGAAGTATATGATTATCTCGGAATTCCTAGAACTAAAGCTGGTGCAGTTGTTGGTTGGATTTACGACGAAAAGAATCCTAAGGGAGACAATTACATTGATTTCGGTATTTACAATATTCACGATGAAGCTGCTCGTGATTTCGTAAATGGATACGAGCGTAGCATCTGGCTTGATTTCAACGTAGACGGTTATATTCTTGACCTTATTTGATTCAAGAAAAAACTTGAAAGGAGGTGATGCACATGACAGGCAAGGAACTAATCATTTATATTCTCTCAAATAATCTTGAGAATGAAATGATATTCAAAGACGGTAAGTTTCTTGACTTTATGACAAAAGAAGAAGCTTCCGCTAAATTTGAGGTAGGAGTTGCTACAATAGAAGCTTGGTGCGCACTAGGATTAATAGAGGGTTTTATAATCGGTGATTCTATATTCTTCCCAAGAGATATGGCGAATCCTAGAAAAATTGTAAAATGAAAGAGAGGCTTAGAATAATGAAGAATGGAACTAAGTGCCTTTCATGTATATTTGCAACAATAGCAAGTGTTTGTTTTGTAGGGGGTATTGCTATTTTATCAGGTGGGAGAGTGGAGAAACATGGAACGACTAGAGCTCATCATAACCATGTTAGACGAATCATTCGATACTAGGCGAAAACGTCATATAGCAGGAGGCATTTTAATAAGTGTCTCCTTGCTTTTTGGCGGATTGGCTTTCACAGTTATGTCATTGAAAGGGGAGGAAAAGGATGAACAATAAACTGATAGCAATTGGCGCTTTTGTAATAGGAGCCGCTATTGGATCTGCAGCAACTTGGAAAATTGTAAAAACAAAATACGAGCAGTTTGCTCAGGAGCAGATAGATTCGGTAAAAGAAGTATTTGCTAGAAGAATCGAGAAAGAAAAAGAAACTGATGACGAAATAGAAGAAACTGATGATTATGATGATATCATTGATGAAATGGAGTACGATAATAGTGTAGATAATGAGAAGAAAGGAGCTACGGTGTGGGATGAGATATATGTTATCGCCCCTGATCAGGTAGGTGATTATGACGAATACGAACTGGTTAGTCTCACTTATTATGCTGATGGGGTACTCACGGATAGCAAAAATAATCCTATCCTTGAAAAAGATATCGGAGATTATGTAGTACCTGATTTCGCTGATCATTTCGGAGAATACGAAGATGATTCAGTATTCGTAAGAAATGAGGTAATGGAGATCGAGTATGAAATTCTTCGTGACTTGAGAAACTATTCTGACATCGTTAATAAATAAATGCGTATAGAAGAATTTGTTAATAACGATTATTTCGAATGGTTACTTAAACTCGTGGATGGTGAGACATATAGAAGATTACTTATAGAACTCCATAGTATTGAGTTTAGGTATTCTATTCGAATGGATGAGAACAGAGCCGATGATGGTATTCGTTTGAGGTATAGATACGCTGTTCAGAAATGTTGCGAAGAGTATGTTGATTATATTAATGGACCGTGCAGCGTATTGGAAATGATGATCGCTTTAGCCATTAGGTGCGAGGAAGATATTATGGATGATCCTAGATATGGAGATAGGACATGCCAATGGTTCTGGCATATGATTGTTAATCTAGGTTTAGGCTCCATGAGTGATGACAGATTTAACAAAGGATATGTTCATGAACGAATTGATATTTTCCTAGATAGAGAATACGAGCCTAATGGCAAAGGCGGATTGGTAACCATAAAGAATTGCAAGCACGATTTACGAATGGTGGAGATCTGGTATCAACTCAATCTATATCTGGATAGTATCGTGTGATATTAGAAAGGAGTTTATAGGATGTAATGCTTGATTTTCTTAAGATCTCAACTCGCCCTGGAAAGGGAGGAATCATTGAAGTATTTCCGAAGTTCGTAATTATGAGATCTTCGGATTTGATGATTCGAGGTGGCGATTTCTATGCAATATGGATCGAGGAGAAAGGTTTATGGTCTACAGATGAACAGGACGCACTTCAGCTTATTGATCGTGAACTTGAGAAGTATGCTAAAGAAAATTGCGACAATGCGAGTTCGAATGTGAGGATCTTATTTATGTGGGATAGTGGATCAGGCATGATAGACGCTTGGCACAAATATTGTCAGAAGCAGATGCGAGATTCCTTTCACATGTTGGATGAGAAACTTATATTTTCGAATACTGATACTAATAAAAAAGACTATGCTAGTAAGAAGCTTAGTTATCCACTCGAAATTGGGAATACGCCTGCTTATGATAAACTTATGTCGACACTATATTCTCCTGAAGAGAGACATAAAATCGAGTGGGCTATAGGCTCAATTGTTACTGGCGACTCAACTAAGATTCAGAAATTTATGGTTTTGTATGGTTCAGCTGGTACAGGTAAATCTACAATACTTAATATTATTCAGCAGTTGTTTGATGGATATTATTCTGTATTTGACGCTAAGGCTTTAGGGTCTAGTAGTAACTCGTTCGCTCTTGAAGCATTTAAGACTAATCCACTTGTTGCGATACAGCATGATGGTGATTTGTCTAAAATCGAGGATAATACTAGGCTCAACAGTCTAGTATCTCATGAACTCATGACAGTCAATGAGAAGTTCCGATCAGCATATTCTAGTCGATTCAAGTGTTTTCTGTTTATGGGTACTAACAAGCCAGTTAAGATAACAGACGGAAAATCGGGTCTTCTTCGAAGGCTTATTGATGTATCTCCTTCTGGTAATAAACTTAGTTCTAGCGAGTACAAACAGACAGTAAAGCAGATCGAATTCGAACTTGGAGCTATAGCAAATCATTGTAAGGAAGTATATCTGAGCAATCCAGGAGCTTATGATAATTATATTCCTACAACAATGATGAGCGCTTCGAATGATTTCTATAATTTCGTTATCGATTCTTATACTGTATTCAACAGAGAAAACGGTACTACTTTGAAAGCCGCATGGGAAATGTATAAGAACTATTGCGATGAAGCAAAAATAACTTATCCATTTTCTCAGCGTAACTTCAAAGAAGAATTGAAGAATTATTTCTGGGACTTTAAGGAACGTGTAGTTTCTGACGATGGTTCCAGACTTCGAAGCTACTATAGCGGTTTCCGAACAGATAAATTCGTAGAAGAAAAAGAAGAGATAGAAAAAGAGGCTCCTAAGCTCAAGCTTATACAGTTTGATGCTCAGGAGTCTTTATTTGATCGAGAACGTTCAGACTGTCCGGCTCAATATGCCAGTAGTGAAGAAATTCCTTCTAGAAGGTGGGAAAATGTAACTACAAAACTGAGTGACATTGATACGTCTAAACTTCATTATGTCAAAGTACCAGAGAATCATATAGTTATTGACTTTGATATTAAAGATGAAACTGGTAACAAGTCGTTCGATAAGAATATCGAAGAGGCTAGCAAATGGCCACCTACATACGCGGAGCTTAGTAAGAGTGGAAATGGCATACATCTTCATTATATTTACAATGGCGACGTATCCAAACTGAGTCGTATGTATGATGAAAATATCGAGGTAAAGGTATTCACTGGCAATAGTTCTCTTCGAAGGAAATTGACAAAGTGCAATAACTTACCAATTGCGACTATTAGTTCGGGATTGCCATTGAAAGGAGAGGATAAGGTGGTAAATTTCGAAGGGATATCTAACGAAAAAGCTCTTCGTACACTTATAAAAAAGAATCTTAATAAAGAGTATCACGGAAGTACTAAATGTAGCATAGATTTCATTTATAAGATATTGGAGGATGCTTACAAAGGAAACTTTGCGTATGACGTTAGCGACATGAGAAATGCAGTATATCATTTTGCTGTAAATAGCAGTAACCAAGCTGATTATTGTATCAAACTCGTTAACAAAATGCATTTCAAATCTGATCAACCTTCTAATGCAGTAGATAGCGATAGTGATAAACTTATATTTTATGATGTTGAGATCTTCCCTAATCTTTTCTTGGTTAATTACAAAATTGAAGGAGAAGGAAAACCGGTTGTTAGACTTATTAATCCTAAACCTTCTGATATCGAGGAACTCATAAAGCATAACCTAGTAGGCTTTAACTGCAGAAGATATGACAATCATATGCTATATGCAAGACTAATGGGTTACACCAATGATCAGCTATTCGAGTTGTCTAATAAGATTATCAATTCTAAAAAGGGGGAGAATAGAGAATATTTCTTCGGAGTAGCCTACAATATTTCTTATACTGATGTTTATGACTTTGCTGCTAAGAAACAGTCGCTTAAAAAATGGGAAATTGAACTCGGTATTCACCATCAAGAGCTTGGTCTTCCTTGGGATAAACAAGTGCCAGAAGAATTGTGGCCTAAAGTTGCTGAATACTGTGATAATGACGTGCTAGCGACTGAAGCAGTTTTTAATCATCTAAAAGGAGACTTTACTGCTAGGCAGATTCTTGCTGATTTGGCTGGGGGGACTGTAAACGATACCACGAATAGTCTTACAACAAGAATTATATTTGGAAATGAAAAGCATCCGAATCTTGTTTATACCGATCTTTCTGAAACTTTTCCTGGATATGAATTCAAAGACGGCAAAAATCTATATCGTGGAACCGATCTTGGATTTGGCGGTTATGTTTATGCTGAGCCAGGTATACATGGAAATGTAGCATTGCTAGACATCGCTTCGCTTCACCCAAATTCAATCATAGCTATGAATTGTTTTGGTGAATACACTAAGTACTTCAAAGATATTTTGGACGCTCGTATATATATTAAGCATGGCGATTTCGATTCAGCTAGGAAAATGCTCGGAGGTAAATTAGCTCCATATTTGGATGATGAATCAACTGCTAAAGATTTGGCTCAGGCTCTTAAGATCGCCATCAATAGTGTTTACGGACTTACTTCAGCTAGTTTCGATAATCCATTCCGTGATATTCGTAACAAGAACAATATTGTAGCTCTTCGAGGAGCTCTTTTTATGCGAACTCTTCAGGATGAGGTTAAGAATAGAGGATTCGTTGTCTGTCATATCAAAACCGATAGTATAAAGATAGCTGACGCTACTCCTGAAATAATTGAGTTCTGTATGGACTTTGCTAAACAGTACGGATATACATTTGAGCACGAGGCTACGTATGATCGAATGTGCTTGGTAAATAACGCTGTTTATATTGCCAAGTATAAAGATGGTAAACATGCTGGCGAATGGACTGCTACAGGTACTCAGTTTCAGGTTCCTTATGTCTTTAAAACTCTCTTTAGTAAAGAGCCTATCGAGTTCAAAGATATGTGCGAGACTAAGGAAGTAAAGTCTGCTATATATTTGGATAAGAACGAGGATTTGCCCGAAGGGGAGCATAACTACATATTCGTAGGTAAGGTTGGATCATTCTGTCCGATTAAGCCAGGTTGTGGTGGAGCTGAACTAGTTCGGGAAGCTAAGGATAAGGATGGTAACACTAAGTACGATTCTGTAACCGGAGCGAAAGATTACCGATGGCTTGAATCCGAGATGGTAAAGGAACTCGGAAAGGAAGGAGACATTGATCGATCTTATTATATTAAGCTAGTCGATGATGCCGTTGCCTCTATTTCTGAGCAGGGTGACTTTGAATGGTTTGTTTCTGACGATCCTTATATTGGACCAGAGTATGATGCTAATGGACGACCTATATACTATCCGGTAGAAGATGACGGCGTATGTCCGTTTGATGTTCGCTAACTATATTTAATAAAAAGGAGATTAATACCATGATTGAAAGAAAAGTAATTGCGCTGGAGAACACTAACTTTATTTACAAGACAAACTTCTCTGGAGATCCTGCCAGAGACGAACGATTCGGATCTGATGTACGAAAGGGAAACATAATTATTCCTGATCCTCTTCTCGCTAGGGAACTTGCTGAAGAAGGCTTTAATGTAAAACAGACTAGGCCTGCACCTGGAGATGAAGATGATTTCGTTCCTACTTATTTCGTTCCGGTAAAGGTAAACTATGATACTCAGTGGCCTCCGAAGATTTATATTGTATCTGGTAATTCTGATCCGGTTCTTCTGGATGAGGAATCTATTACCATGATTGACACTTGCTATGTTCGCAATGTTAATGCGGTTCTTAGTCCTTATAGGAATAAGAGAACTGGCACGATGTCTCTTTACGTGAAGACTATGTATGTTGAGCAGGACATCGATGATGATCCGTTTGCAAGCAGATATAACCGTAGAAATTCTGAACATACGCCCGAAAACGATGATGAGCTTCCGTTCTAATTCGTAAGGAGCGCGATGAAAACATTTCCTTTTATGGAACCAGAGATGAATGGAGGAGATTAATATGATGGACATTAACATTACCAAGAAGGACGGTACTAATAAGACTGTCAAAATGCCTAATACGATCGGTTATGCGATTGGATATAGTGCAATTATGGCTGCATATGGAACAGTACTCGGCCTTGGATTTGGATTGGTTAAGGACGTCATTGGTGTCTTCAAGAAGAAGTAAATGGTTTATAGAGAGACTCTAAGGAAACTTAGGGTCTCTTTTATTTATGCTGGTATGGTGGAATGGCAGACACTGCGGACTTAAAATCCGTTGGAGAAATCCGTGCGGGTTCGAATCCCGCTACCAGCACCAAGAAAGGTGCTATTAAATTATGCGTAAAAGGATTAGCCTTTGTACGAACATTTGGATATCCTGACGTTCTAGTTACTGGTTAGCACTGGAATTCTAGAGCCTGCATGAGCCAGCAAAATTATATTCTAAGGGGATGCTTTGCAATGAGTGAATATGCACCAAGAACGATCAGAATGTATGACGGAAAAGTCTTTGGAGAAAAAGTTTCTGAGTATGGCTTGGCGAAAGGATATGTAGATTATCGCACTCTAGCGAAGATGATCGGTAACCATATTCTAAATAATTATATTATGGAGTTCGTAGGTTTTGAGAATTGGGAACTTGTATTGGGTGATGAAGAGGAGGCTGATATTTATCAGTATTACATTATCACAGATCCTGGCTATGAACTGCTGAAAGATCTAACAGATGAAATTGTGTATTATAACGAAGATCTTGATATGTATCTTTGGGGCATTACACATTTCGGAACTGGTTGGGATTATATGTTGACGGATATTAAATTGAGGGAGATGAGAAAATGATTGATGATAAAAAGAGATGGTATAACGTAGAATTGCGTGAGCATCAAGCAGAAGCGTTTAAAGCATATTTGCGTTGCCAAGAAATTTATTTTGAACCTAGTTCTGCTGGAAATCTAGTTCATTTTCAATGCTTAATGGATATTGATGAAAAATATTTTACGAATCTATTTCTTCGTTCACTGGGAGATTCACAATGATCGAAACTAGTAGAAACATATTACGACCATGCGAATGTGGATGTAAAACTCCGATAATCGAAGAATCAACTTGCTTAGAAAAAGCGTATAGAGTAGTTTGTCCAGAGTGTAAAAATGGAGAAGAAATGTATCTTATGGATTCGCTTGAAGGAGTGATCATGGCTTGGAATAACGAACTTTGGAAATGGATGATAGATTGGAGAAAGTTTAATGAAAGAGAGAAAGGTAATTTGTAGCAAATGTAAGAAAACTACAACGGTATTTCTAGACAATACTTTGCCAGGTTGGATATTTAAAGAGCCTGGCTGGGCGCTTGTTAATAATTCACATTTCTGTCCTCAATGTAACGAGGATAGATTGAAAAGTGAGGTGATGCCCAGTGCTTCCGGATGATATTACAGTTATTCCGTTTCCAAAATATGAGTAGCTAGGGCCCGTCTTCGGATGGGCTCTTTATATTTGAAAGGAGAAAAATAATGACGTTTAAAGTTGTTACAACTTCTATCTTGCGTTTCGAAGATGGTGAAAAGATTAGCGATATATATCCTATTATAAAAAGTTTCGATTATGTAGATGATATCGAATACTTTGATTTTTCATATCAGTCAATTAAGGAACCATACAAATATATTGGAAAAATTAATTTGACAACTATTAAGCAAGTAGTAGAGATAATGAGATTGCTTGAGTGCGAACTTGTTATTACAGGTACTCCTGATGAACCAATAATCGAAATATATGATTCTTATAGAGAGTGAGGATGAACAATGACTGACGTACACGATAATGAATACAAGGAAGTATATTTTGACCAATATTGTGAGAAATGCAAATACTGGGAAACACTTGAAATCGACGAGCCATGTTGCGAATGTCTGGATGAACCTTTTAACCAATATTCTCATAAACCTATTAAGTTTGAGGAGGAGAAGTAAAGATGAATAAAAAGAATGTACTGGATTGCTATGATTGGCATCTTGAATCTGCTGATTTGACATTTGGTGATAATGAAGCATTAGCAACATATGATATATACCTAACTGGATATTATAAGCCAGGCACGACACTTGATCCGTATAATTTTGATGATTTTAGAAACTACGCCTCCAATATTCAGCATGTAAATTACCACACATTTATCATCCCCGAAATAAAAGACATCGTCTTCAACCCTCCTGCCACTATTGTGTTCTGGACCGACAATACGAAGACTGTTGTAAAGTGCCAGAACGACGAAGAGTTTGATCCTGAGAAGGGTATTACTATGGCGTTCTTTAAGAAGATGCATGGTAATAAGGGTCATTACTTTGAAGAGATTAAGAAGTGGTGCGAAAAATATTACGAACAGGAAGAACAGACAAATCAGCTTATGGATGAGATTAATAGTATTAGAGAAAGGATTCTATCTGGTACTACTAAAGGCGATGATAACTAATGCCAATCCAATTAAGAGGATACCAACTCGATGCTGTTAACAGACTAAGGAACGGTAATATTCTTTGTGGCGGGGTCGGATCGGGTAAATCTCGGACGGCCCTTGCTTATTATTTTAAGGAATGCGGAGGTGGACTTGGAACCGAATACGAAGCTATGACTGATCCAATCGATTTATATATCATTACAACGGCTAGAAAGAGAGATACTCTAGAATGGGAAGGTGAACTATGTCCTTTTCTTATTTCTACAGATCCTCTTTCTAATTACTATGGCGATGAAATGGAAGTGGTTATAGATAGTTGGAATAACATTGGAAAATATACAGACGTTACTAATGCTTTCTTTATATTTGATGAGCAGAGAGTAGTCGGTTCCGGAGCTTGGGTTAAGTCGTTCCTTAAGATTACTAAATCAAACAAATGGATACTATTGTCCGCAACACCCGGAGACACCTGGTCTGATTATATTCCAGTGTTTATAGCGAATGGATTTTATCGAAATAGAACAGAGTTCACAAGAGAACACATAGTATATTCTAGATTTACTAAATTCCCTAAAATCGAAAGATATTTGAACACTGGGCGACTAATTAGACTTCGTAACAAAATACTTGTTGATATGGACTTCAATAGACCGACGGTTCCGCATCACGAAGATATATATGTTGACTATGATATTTCTAAGTATAAAGAAGTCATGAAAACACGATGGGATCCTTATAAGAACGAGCCTATCATAAACGCGAGTGGACTCTGTTATATTTTGAGAAGAATTGTAAACACAGACGAATCACGACAGACGGCTTTATTGGAGATTCTTGAGGATCATCCTAGGACCATTATATTTTACAATTTCGATTATGAGCTGGATCTTTTAATGGATCTTGCTTATTCGAATGCTCTGGAGGTCGCACAATGGAATGGACATAAACACCAACCAATACCAAATGGAGATAGATGGATATATCTTGTTCAATATACTGCTGGAGCCGAGGGGTGGAATTGCATAAAGACAGATACTATAGTCTTTTATTCTCAAAACTATTCCTACAAAATCATGCAACAATCAGCAGGGCGTATTGATAGGCTTAACACTCCATATACAGACCTATATTACTACCATTTGAAGACTCGTAGTGGAATAGACTTAGCTATTAGTAAGGCCCTAAAAGATAAGAAGAAATTCAACGAATCAAGATGGGTTAAGTGGTAACGCGATGTATACATGCTCTTTAATGGAAGGAGTGAGGAGCAATGGCTAAGCATCACGAATGGTGGTATATAAAACGACTACAGAAGTATTATAACGGAAAATATCTTCAATATGACGAGGAGGTAGAATGGTATGGAAATCCAAAACCTAATCAATGGAGATTTAAAATTCCGAGTAAGAAACTAGAGGTGTTGCTATCTTGTGATGATAACGGCAACATTGTTGAATATTTAAAGGCTGTCTTATGATGGCCTTTTCTTTTTTGTATATTAAGGAGTTGATAAGTAGTGATTACCAACAAAGAAGCTTCTAAATGTCCATGCAATAATTGCGTAGATGAAACTGAAGACTGTGGTTCGAAGTGCATCAAATATTTTAGTTGGGCGATAACACGTAAGCCTGATGTCAAAACCGATCGTAAAAAGAAAGATCATAGAAAAGCAAAAAGGAGATAAAAGTACCGATATGAATTGGATGTATGTGATTATTGGTTTTCTAGTAACAATATGGATCCAGCTTATTGCTTATTTGATTATTAACACGTATTTCAATCGTAAAGAAAAGCATATAGGAAACATTTGCAAAATATTCAGTGAAGCTTTTAAAGGAGCTATTAAAAATGATAAAGCTTGACGTTCAAGATTACTGCCATGATTGTGACCATTTTTCTCCAGAGTTGAAAGAAGGTAAATGGTTTTATGTCAAAAATAGCGTAGAACGTTACAAAACAGATAGCATCGTTTATTGCACTAATAGAGATATTTGTAACCGACTTCATAAAGAATTTATTAAGAAGTATGAGAAGGAGAACAACAACGATTAAAGTTGAGAATTGGTGTGGCCATGATATTCGGTTTATTGAGCAGAATGGGGAAGAGTATCCGTAGAGGTATCTGAGGACGGTTCAAACGATCTTAGATCTCGTGGCGAAAATAAAACTCGTTGGATGCTTGCGATAAATGAAATCGGTATATATGAAGCGTTATTTGCTAGTAGAAAACTCGAAGCTCGTAAATTCAGAATGTGGGCTGGAACTGTACTTCAAAAGTTGAGAAAGAATGTCGGACTTGAAGGCTATGAAGTTATGAGAATGACCGACAAAGATATTTTATGCATGGATTTTACGAACTTTGTCCTTCATGCTCTAAAGAATTGACGGATTGGTTCGATTTGAAAGATTTTTTGGAAAGGTTGAATAGCAATGTCTTTATTTAAAGCAGAAAGTAAATCACAGCGCATCGAGCGTCTTATGTCTGAGAACAAGCAATTAGGAAGAGAGATTAGGATTCTAAAAGCCAAATTAGATAAAATACAACAAGATCTCGATGCTACTCCAGAAGATTGTAAAATGGGAATATATTGTAAGGCCTGCGAGTTCGCTAAATATTATCATATTATCGACAGAAACGGTCTTTATCCTGAGTTCACCACCATAAATGTATGTGGAAAAGCGGAGGTTTGCAAAAATTTCGTAGAAAGGAAAGAGAGATAACCACCATGCTTAAGATTGAAAATTGGGAAGTCATTGGTTGGGAACATGCGATTCGTGGAATGCGAAATCCAAAGAATTCTTGGGAGAAGAGTGATAGCTGCACTAAAGGACCTGTGTGGTGCGGAGAATTCTGTGGAAATACTGATTGCCATTCTGAAGACGGGATTGTACTTGGTCCCAACGACCACAGCCTGATGATGACTCTTCGCAATGCCGGTACAGATCATCGTAAGTTTATGCGGATGATTACTGTATATTTGGACATAACTGCTCCGCTGTATTGGTGGAAGGAATTCGACACTTACAAGGTTGGTACGGTTGCAAACTCTTGCTCAACGATGCACAAGATTCATGCGAAGGAGTTTACGATGGATGATTTTAGTCGTGAGCATCTGACGCCTTGGAACGAAACTGTGCTAGGCAATACAATCGTGGAACTTAATGCAAATAGAGAAGCATTTTTGAAAAGCAAATCAAAAGACTATTGGTGGCAGATGATCCAGCTTCTTCCGAGCTCTTATAACCAGAAGCGGACCGTGATGCTTAATTACGAGGTTTTGGCGAATATTTATAAGTCTCGTAGGAATCATAAGCTTGACGAATGGCATGCGCTGTGTGATTGGATTGAGAAGGATTTGCCGTATTCGGAACTAATTACTGGAAAGGAGTAATCCATATGAAAATTCTTGTTGAAGGAAAAATCGATAAACTTAAAGAAGCTAAGTTCGAGTGCCCTAGATGCGGTTGTGTATTTATATCTAATGAGATGGAGTATTGTGTTATAGGAAAATTCGGTGATGATTATATTTTAGAGCACGAATGTCCATGCTGTGGAATTAATATTCAAGTTTATGATAAAAGACAACATTTATGGTAACGCGACATTTACAATCTCCTTTATGAGGAGGTGGCGATAATGAATCGCAAATATGAAGTGTGGGTTAAAGCGTATGATCCAGCAAATTATAAGCATTATATAACGAGAATGGCTAATCGTTATGATAAGAAAGAACAGGCGGATTTCGTCGTCTTTGAGATCAAACGAGGAACAACAACCGCAATTAAGACTGTGGACGGAAAATGGATTGACCGCGATAACATACTCGACATATCAATTGAGGTGTACTATTGCTAATTTACGAAGAGGAGCTCTAACAAGGGCTTCTCTTTTATTTTTGAAAGGAGAATTTGGTATGCATAATCGTGAAACATTTGTTGGTTTTTGTGTAGTATTCATTATTATATCTCTAATTACTGTATGTTTTATCGCGTCGAATCTACCACTTTGGGTTAAGATTTGGTTGTTGAAGTGAGGAGGGACTATGAAAATCAATTTAACAGTAGGACGAATATACTTGTGGTAGCTGCGAATGTTTAAAGAAACTAGTTGAGAGTGTGGGGATATTAATCATGACAGTAAATGATGTTTTGGAAAAAGTGAATGAAATATCTAGATATGAAGAATTGTATGAAAAATCTTGTTTGAATGCTAATCATTTTGATCGACTAATCGAACTTTTACAAGAATACAAAGAAGAGCTTTTGAGTAAGAAAATTGTGAAGTGAGGAAAGAAAAAATAAGGAGGACTAATACCAATGAACGTAAATGATTATCAGAAGGCTGCACTTAGGACGATTAATCCTGAGCTTAGTATGGAAGAGCAGCTTGTAAACGGAGTTATGGGCCTTAATGGAGAGGCCGGAGAATGTATCGATATTTTGAAAAAGGCGCTGTTCCAGGGTCATGAACTTGACAAAGAGCATCTTGCGATAGAGCTTGGAGACGTTGCTTGGTATCTTGCTACAAGTTCATATTTCCTTGGATATGATTTGGAAACGATATTTAAGAAAAACATAGAAAAACTTAAGAAGCGTTTTAACGATAAATTCGACGCTGACAAAAGTATAAATCGTGCTGATGGGGATATTTAAGGAGGGTGTCATATGTTAGGATATGCTATTTGTATATGCGTAGGCGCAGCGATTGGTTATGTTTTGGCCGCTCTTTTGTCTATGGCATCTGATAAGTAAGGAGCGATGTTTATGACTACTAAAATAATCGAAATAGATCCGAGTATAAAAAAGCTTGTTGATGAAAACGACGGATATTGTCCATGTGCTATCGAGCAGACACATGATACGAAATGTATATGCAAGATGTTCAGAGAGCAGTCAATAGGTAAGTGCATGTGTGGACGATATGAAAAAGTACTGGAGGAAGAGATTAAGTAATGAATATTCGTATAGCTGGAACTCAGACTTGTTCATTGAATAATGGTCCTGGGATTAGATTTGTGATATTTACTCAGGGCTGTCCGAATCACTGTGAAGGATGTCATAATCCTTCTACATGGGATCCTGAAGGTGGTATGGACGTAAAGACTGAGACTCTTGCGGAAGTAATAAAACGACATACCAAAATCGATGGGGTTACTCTTTCTGGTGGCGAACCATTCGAGCAGCAGGAAGCTTGTGTTGAGCTATTGAAGCTTCTGCCTGAACATTTGAATATTTGGATTTATACTGGCCGAAGTTACGAAGATATAAAAGACACGGAACTTGCTAGTATGGCAGATTTCATTGTGGATGGCAAATTCGAGACAGACAACACGGTTTCCGGTTGGTACGGAGGAAGTAGCAACCAAAGATTAATAGATATAAAGAAAGGAACAATAACAACCTATGAACAAAGACTTCAATCTTAACTATAAAGACCTGATCGACAATTATTTGAATATAAATGATTGGAGGGTAAAAGAGAATTCAACTGTAACATATTCTATTGGGGGACTTATTCTATCTAACTCCGGAGCTGTTACTGCTAACTACTGGCTGTCTAATGTATATCCGGAAGACGTTGCTGACGCTCATCGTGATGCAGCCATTCATATTCACGACATGTCTATGCTCACTGGATATTGCGCTGGGTGGAGTCTTAAGCAGCTTATTCAGGAAGGCCTTGGCGGAGTTCCTGGTAAGATAACTTCTTCTCCTGCAAATCATCTGTCTACGCTGTGCAATCAGATGGTTAATTTCATCGGCATCATGCAGAATGAATGGGCTGGCGCTCAGGCTTTCAGTTCATTCGATACATATCTTGCTCCGTTTGTGAAGGTGGATAATCTGAGTTATAAGGAAGTGAAGCAGTGCATTCAGTCGCTTGTATTCGGCCTTAATACTCCTTCTCGATGGGGCACCCAGGCTCCTTTCAGCAATATTACACTCGATTGGACTGTACCTGAGGACTTGAAGAATATTCCGGCTATAATTGGCGGCAAGAATATGGACTTCACTTATGGCGATTGTCAGAAGGAAATGGATATCGTTAATAAGGCATTTATTGAAGTTATGCTCGAAGGAGACGCTAACGGACGTGGCTTCCAGTATCCTATTCCTACATATTCTATTACTCGTGATTTCGATTGGAGTGATACTGAGAATAATCGTCTTCTGTTCGAAATGACAGCCAAGTATGGTACTCCTTACTTCAGCAACTACATAAATTCTGATATGGAACCCAGTGATGTTCGATCTATGTGCTGTAGACTGCGACTTGATTTGAGGGAGCTGCGTAAGAAGTCTGGCGGTTTCTTTGGATCTGGTGAATCTACTGGCTCAATTGGAGTAGTTACGATCAATATGCCTAGGATTGCATATTTGTCTAAGAATGAGAAGGGATTCTATAGCCTTCTTGATCATATGATGGATATTGCGGCTAAGTCGTTGAAGATTAAGAGAAACTTTGTTACAAAGATGCTCAATAACGGACTTTATCCTTACACTAAGAGATATTTGGGTAGCTTTGACAATCACTTCTCTACGATTGGACTTGTAGGAATGAATGAGGCTTGTCTAAACGCTCCCTGGCTTCGTAGGAGCCTCTCTGAGCCAGTTTGCCAGCAGTTTGCTAAGGATGTGCTTAATCACATGAGAGAGCGTCTGAGTGACTATCAGGAGCTCTACGGCGATTTGTATAATCTTGAGGCAACCCCTGCTGAGTCAACGGCATATCGATTCGCTAAGCATGACAAGGCTAAGTTCCAGGATATCATTACGGCTGGAACTGAGGAAAGTCCTTATTATACTAACTCTAGTCATCTTCCTGTTGGGTTTACGGATGACATATTTGATGCACTGGATATCCAGGATGAACTTCAGACTCTCTATACTTCCGGCACTGTCTTCCATGCATTCCTTGGGGAAAAGATGGTAGATTGGAAGCAGGCGGCTGCACTTGTAAGGAAGATTGCTGAAAACTATAAGCTTCCTTATTACACTATTTCTCCTACGTATTCTATTTGTAAGAATCATGGATATTTGAATGGGGAGGTTAAGGTATGTCCTGACTGCGGCGCTGAGACGGAAATCTATAGTCGCATAACTGGATATTATAGACCGGTGAAGAATTGGAATGATGGCAAAGTACAGGAATTCAAAGAGAGAAAGGAATATCGACCGGAATTCAGGGAGGAAGTAATGAGAAAGAGTGATTCGAATGCCGTTGGGAATACAACTAAGGATACTGTTGTTTCTAATTACGAAATTCCGATCCTTGTCGTGACCAAGACTTGTCCGAAGTGCAAGGAGGCAGAGAAGCTTTTGGCTGATCAGGGTATATTCTATATGAAGATGATCGCTGAGAAGAGCAATGAGGAATTCGTGAGGGATCACGGAATTACGATTGCTCCTACGCTGGTAATCGGTGATAGAGAATATACTGGTATTAGTGGCGTAATGAAATACATTTATGAAACTAATGGGTGGCTGGAGACTAAGTGATATTTTAGTAAAGATTAGGCGTCTGAAATACAGCGCCTTTTCTTTTTAAATTTGAAAGGAGAGAAGATTCTAAATGAGAACAGCGAAGATTACTTGGGATAAGATTTATAAAGAGTTCAGAAAAACTCATCCTACAATCGCGAAAGAAGTTCTTGGTTTTCAACCTTATGATTATGCAACAATATTAGTATATCTTAAGGATAGCAAGAAACTAACATTCAATTACGATACAAAGAAAGTAGATTTTATGCCCAAATGTACAAAATAAAAATGGGCATTGGACAGTATAAAAGTGGGCATTGACCAAATAGTAAATTAGGCTAAAAAAGTCCGTGCCCACTTTTTCGCGTTTTTGCCCGGTTTTAAAACACAACTTGGGCATTAGAGTTTCTATGAAATATGTCAAAAATGTGTCAAAAACGTTAATTTTAGGTTAAAAATAGGCGTTTTTGGGCCTTTTTTGGAGATTTTTCGACTTGATCGAGAGGTCGTGGCCAAAAGCCCACTTTTTTCATATTAATTATTAAAAAAAAATAAAAATATAACAATAGTTTATTAAAATAATAAAAAATAAACTATTGTTAAATAAATAAAATATATAGTAATAAAGGCCGAAAAAAATGGGCATTTGGCCACGAATGAAAGAAAGGAGAATTTTATGGATAATTATCGAATGATGACCGAGATCTGGAATGACTTTAGTGATTACTTTCCACTTATATCAAAAGATGCTGTTGATTTTTATAGAACTGGGCGATTTGAGATAACCGTTATTTTTAATGATCGTCGAAAAGCTTACTACAATTACATGAACAAGACTATACATTTCATTAAACCTAAAGACGAGCAATACACCGAAGATTTCTGGAAGAAGCAATTCGCTATATCTTTGTCTAGAAAGTTGACAGATAAATGCATGACTCAAAAAGATTTAAGCGAGCGTTCCGGTATATCTCAAATGAGTCTTAGTAAATACATTAATGGAAAAAGTGTACCAAGTTCTTATGCTGTAACACGATTAGCCGATGCTCTCGAGTGTTCTGTCTCTGAATTGATCGATTTCGATATTTAAGCTGTTTTTGGATTCGCGAAAAAAACATGCCCTTTTATAGAGAGAAGAAGCAAAAAATGTCTTTTATGATATAAGCTTCTTCTTTTTATTTTAAAAGAAAGGAGGCCCGCTTAATGGTAAAACTAGAAAGAGACTTTCAGGCTAAGCTTATACACGAATTGAAAATGCTATTTCCTGGATGCATAGTAATGAAGAACGATGCCAGTTATATCCAAGGAATTCCTGATCTACTTATTTTGCATAACGATAAGTGGGCCTCATTGGAAAACAAAAAGTCCGCGAATGCCAAAAAGCAGCCTAATCAGGAATACTACGTTGATAAGATGAACGAGATGTCTTTCTCACGATTTATTTATCCTGAGAATAAAGACTCCGTTCTTGAAGAGCTTATACAATATTTCAATGAGTAGGGAGGAAGTATTGAGTGATATTTAACAAACATACAAACCTCGAAGGGCTGCATTCTGTATTTAGCCCTAGTCAATCTAGTTGGCTTAGATATGATGATGAAAAGGCACTCGAAGTTTATGCAAATAAGAAGTCTGCCGAAATGGGAACTAGATTGCATGCATGGGCTAAAGAAACTATAGATTTGGGAATTAAACAGCCTAAGTCCAAGAAAACCATTTATACATATGTTAACGATGCAATTGGCTTCCGAATGAATACCGAAGTCGTCTTATTTTATTCTGAGCGATTCTTTGGAACTGCCGATGCTATATCATTCAGAAACGGTACTCTCAGGATTCACGATTTAAAAACCGGAAAGATAGGCAAAATAGATACTCATATAGAGCAGCTTGAAATATATGCTGCTTTATTTTGTTTGGAGTATAAAGTTAAGCCTCTCGATATAAGTATCGAATTGAGAGTTTACAAGAATGATGAAGTAGTATGCCATATTCCGGAAGCAGATAATATTTCACATATTATGGATCGTATCGTCCATCTCGATAAAATATTAGAGAAAGCTGAGTATGAGGAGGTATAACTATGAACAAAGTATCAGAAGATATTCTTATGCATTATGGTATGCCTCGACGAAGCGGGCGATATCCATGGGGAAGTGGAGAAGATCCTTATCAGCGTACTAGAGATTTTCTTGGAAGAATCGAAGAATATCAGAAGCAGGGTTTAAGTGAAATAGAAATAGCTAAAGCTATGAATATTCTCGATGACAAAGGTAGACCTTCTACTGGTAAACTTCGAACTCAGAAGAAACTTGCCATAAATGATAGACGAATACTTCAGATTCAAACTGCTGAGAGACTTAGAGATAAAGAAGGTCTTGGTCCTACTGAGATAGGAAGAAAAATGGGATTGAACGAATCTACTGTTCGATCTCTTCTGAATCCTAAACGAAAAGAAAATACCATGCTTGCTAGAAATACTGCTAATTTTCTTATTGACCAGATTAATAAGAAAGGCATGATCGATGTGGGTGTTGGTATTGAGAGAGAACTAAATGTTTCTAAAGAAACTCTTCGGGCAGCTATAGCAATTCTTGATATGGAAGGATATCCTACTTATGGCGGTCGTATGCCTCAGCCTACAAATCCTGGCCAGCAGACTACTCTTAAGATAGCATGCCCTCCTGGAACACCTCATAGGGATATTTACAATTACGATAATATTCATCAGATCAACGAGTATGTGTCTCATGATGGCGGAGAAACATTTGACAAATTTGTATATCCTAAGAGCATGGATTCCAAACGTCTCATGATTCGATATGCTGAAGATGGTGGTATAGACAAGGACGGTATTATCGAACTTAGAAGAGGAGTAGATGATTTGTCACTTGGTGACTCTCATTATTCTCAGGTTCGAATACTTGTAGATGGCAAGAAGTACATAAAAGGAATGGCCGTATATTCTGATGATATGCCGGATGGTGTTGATGTTATATTCAATAGTAACAAGACAAAAGATTTATCCAAGATGGATGTTCTTAAAGATATTAAGCAAGATCCTGATAATCCTTTTGGTTCTCTCATTAAAGCGAATGGCCAGAGCTATTATATTGATAAAGATGGCAATAGACAGTTGTCGCTTATAAATAAGAGAGCTGATGAAGGTGACTGGACTGACTGGAAAGATACCCTGCCTTCTCAGTTCTTGGCTAAGCAGTCTTACAGAATGGTAAAGAAACAGCTTGACCTTGCTAGAGCCGATAAATATGCAGAGTTCGATGATATTTGTGCTTTGGATAATCCTACTATTAAGAAGCATTACCTTGAGAAATTTGCAGATGAATGTGACTCTGCTGCTGTGCATCTTAAGGCCGCTGCTTTGCCTGGTCAGAAGTATCATGTTATTGTTCCTGTAAATACTTTGAAAGATAGCGAAGTATATGCTCCACAATATGAGAATGGAACTAAGCTAGCGCTTATTAGATATCCTCATGGTGGAACATTCGAGATTCCTATATTAACAGTAAATAATAAACATGCTCCTGCTGAAAAGATAATAGGCAAAACCAGTATCGATGCTATTGGCATTACTAAAGCCAACGCTGATCGATTGTCAGGCGCTGACTTCGATGGCGACACTGTTATGTGTATTCCTACACATGATAGGCTCGGTAAAGTAAAGGTTACTAATAAGCCGCCATTGGAAGGTCTTAAAGGATTCGATCCTAAACTCGAGTATGGTTATGAAGGCGAACCTACGATAGACGCTAAAGGCAATAAACATTACTATCGTAATGGGCGAGAGTTTGCTATTATGACAAAGAAAGGAACCCAGACTCAAATGGGGGTCGTTTCTAATCTTATAACTGATATGACTCTTGCTGGTGCTACCGACGATGAGTTGGCCAGAGCTGTTCGACATAGCATGGTTGTCATCGATGCTGAGAAGCATAAGCTTGACTATAAAGCTAGCGAACGCGACAACAATATTCAGGGTCTTAAAGATAAGTATCAGATTAAGATAGATGCTGATGGCAATATCAGAACTGGTGGTGCATCTACTCTTCTATCTAGAGCAAAAGGCGAAGTAACTGTATTGAAGAGGCAAGGAAGCCCTATCATAGATCCTGAGACTGGTAAGAAGAGCTATAAGGTAGCTGATGATCTATATTTTCCTGACTGGTCTGTCGATAAAAAGACTGGCGATGTTACTTTACGTACTGCTGATGGCAGAAAAGTAACATATAATAGGTCCGACAAAGAAGCGGTAGATCGTTATTATCCTGCTAAGAAGGTCATAAATGATGACGGTACCGTAGTTTATACTAATAAGACCGGGAATATGGTATATAAGAGTCAGGCTAAGACCCAAAAGAGTACTCGTATGATGGAGACAGATGATGCCTATACCCTGGTATCTACTCTTCATAATACTAAGGAGCTAGCGTATGCTGACTATGCCAACGATATGAAAGCCCTTGCCAATAAGGCCCGTAAAGAGATGCTGAATACCGGTAAGATAGCAAGATCTGCTAAAGCAGCTATCTTGTATGAAGAAGAAGTTAAGTCTCTCGAAAGTAAGCTTAACACCGCTCTTCTTAATGCTCCTAGAGAAAGAGCTGCTATGCTCAAAGCCAATGCTGAAATCAATGCTAAAAAGAAAGCTTATGAAGACGAACATGGAGAAAAGATGCCAGCATCTGATGTTAAGAAGATTAGTCAGCAAGCTATGACTAAGTATAGATCTAATGTTGGATCTGTATCAAGAAGAGATCGTTCAATTAAGATTAGCGATAAAGAATGGGAAGCTATACAGGCTGGCGCTATAAGCGAATCTAAACTTACCAAGATACTCAATAATACAGATGTAGACAGTCTTAGATCAAGAGCTATGCCTAGATCTAGCAGTACTTTATCACAAGCTAAAATAAACAAGATTCAGTCCATGAGCGCATCTAACTATAGTCTAAACCAGATAGCTGAAGCTTGTGGTTGTTCTCCTGCGACTGTTTCTAAGTATTTGAAAGGAGAGAATTAATAATGTCAAATGATTGTATGTTGACTACATTTGATAATCCTTTCGATCCTTTCGATCAATTTACTTCTTGGCTTCTGTTTGATAAAGAAAAAGGTCATAATTCTTGCGAATACTTAGCAAGAATTGCAAATCTCTCTGATGATATGTCGCAAGAAGAAGTTGATATCGAAGTTGAAAGAGCAATCGATTCGATTATCAAATACGATGCAACAAATACTTTTAAGAAAGTAACTAAGCCAACAAATACATAACCCACATCACAATAAAGACATAGGGGAGGGGGTCTAAAAATACACCCCCTCCATGCATCGCGCGCCTCATTCAAAATTCTCCGGGGGAATAATTTTGAAAAACAAAACTGATAGCGTTTAAAAAGATTCATAGGATTTTGTAGTTTTCTGCCACACTTTCCTCCATTCTCTGATATATGCATTCATGGGACTCTCCTTTCAAATGCCATATTAGCTATAAAGTCCTATGGATCGTTTTAAGCGCTATCGAAAAGTAATCGAAAGGAGGAATAAATATGCCTCATACTCATAGTATTGCTGACGATGATCTATATTTTGTTATAGATCCTACTACTAGAGAAATAGACAATGGATAAAAGAAAGTAAAACTCATTCAGTACGATCATAACAGCGAGATATTTACTTTCGAATTGCCTAGATTTGTTGAGGGTCACGACATGTCACTGTGCGATTCTATCCGAATAAACTATATCAACATTAATAAGTCTACTAGAGAACAGAAACCTGGAACGTATGAAGTAGAAGACATAGTAGTCGACGATTCCAAAGTAACTTTTACTTGGATTATTTCTAGAAACGCTACGCAGTATATCGGGCCTCTAAACTTTCTCATTAAGTTCATGTGTATCGATGAAAACGATTTTGTTACATACGAATGGCACACCGATATTTTCAAGTATGTATCTGTGTCTACTGGCATGAATAACGAAGAATTTATTGAGGAAGAGTATCCCGATATTCTCGAGCAGTGGAAGAATGAAATATTAGCATCTATTCCTCCTAGTACAGTTCCTAGAATCGATAGCTTGGATTTTGATAACATGATTAATCTTAGAGATATTGATAGCGGAAGCTACATTCTCTATGGAAAATTCAAACCGCATTCAGGATCTGATACTACTTTGACTTTCGGAGCAAATCTTCTAGTGAACATTCTCAAAGGATCTTCTATTAGCCAGGTTCAGGTTTTCTATCCAAATAAAAATTGTGTTCAGTATCTTAAGATTACCGATGATTCATATGAAAGATCGGATGTATACCTTAGTGATTTGGCAGTTGCTTATACATCTGACATAGATGAGCTCATTGCGACTATTAAATGATTTAGGAGAATGATATATGGCAACATTTAAAGAATTAATGTCAGCTATTATTTATAAACTTAAGTGTAAAGTTGCATCGGTTAATGGAACCACTCCTGATGAAAACGGCAACGTTGAAGTACAGTCTGGCGTCCAGTCTGACTGGAACGAGAACGACGAAACAAGCCCGGCGTTTGTGAAGAATAGGCCGTTTTATGATGGAGTTCCTGTCGAAACAGAAATTATACCTGAAAGTACCGTTACGTTTTTGAATGATAACAACACTATGCTAGCATATTGGCCTGAAAATTTTATTCCAACAGAAGGAGAGACGTATCACGTTTCTTGGGATGGAACAGAATATACATGCGTCGGTTCTATATTTTTTGGTACTCCTTATTTTGGCAATCTGTACCTTGCGGATGACAGTTTAGAGGACACAGGAGAACCATTTTTACTTCTGTATCAAGGCCGATCTGTGGTAGGCACAAAGGATACTTCGACTGGAGAACACACGATTGGAATTAAACAGTATGCCGTACCGATTAACAAGATAAACGAAAAGTATATTCCAAATTCGGCATTTACCGATGCAGAATGGGATAGGATATCAAATAAAATTGTTGATTATAAACAAGTAAATTCTTCTCTTTCTGTAGTAGATAAGAGTATCCACGTTCTCCCTGGAATCGTTTGTTCAGATACAATAAATACCACACTCATTTTCGAGAATGGAAAAGTATATAGCGTAAGCGGAACTGCCAAATTTACTAACAGCACATCTCACTTAACAATTACTTGCAATATAGATGTGACTTCTACTGCTAGCAATTATAAAATATTTTTGGGTTCGTTTTATGATAATGCTACTAAGAAAACCGCTGATGTTTATTTGTATTCGTCTAACAGCCATTTTGATACAGGAAAACTTTCGCTTATTAGCGCAATGTCAGATTGCACATATACGTTTAGTCTTGATATTACAGTAAACGAAGAAGCCATAGTTCTTCCCGATATTTGCCTTGGCGATTCTATTCAGCGTGTAGGCGGAGCCATAATCATCCCTTCCTCCACAGCCGACAGCACCAAGAAATTCAAAATCACTGTTGATGACACAGGTACAATTTCTGCAACAGAAGTAACAAGCTAATTTAACAGAAAGGAGGCCGTACACATGGCAAAAGTAAAGAATCATTCTGCTTCGACAAAGAAGATGCGTCCTGCTCTTACTCCAGAAGCTCGAGAGAATCAGATGATATCTTTAGCTGTAGATCTCGCTGAACAACAACTGAGAGATGGTACTGCCTCCTCTCAAGTATTAACGCATTTTCTCAAATTAGCTACAGTAAAAGAAAGACTCGAACTAAAGAAATTGGAAAGTGACATAAAGGTTCAGGAAGCGAAGGCCAAAGCTTACGAATCTGCTGAAGAGACTAAAGCGATGTACGCCGAAGCTCTTAAAGCTATGCGAACATATTCTGGTCATGGAGATTCTTATGAAGATGATGAATACTACGAAGATTATTAGAACATATACCGAATTATCACTACTTCAAACTTTCGAAGAAAGATATGAGTATCTAAAGCTTGACGGTCAAGTTGGAAAAGATACGTTTGGATTTGACAGAATATTCAATCAACAATTTTACAGATCCAAAGAATGGAGAGCTCTAAGAGATTTCGTAATAGTTCGAGATAATTGCTGTGATCTTGGAATAGAAGGCCACGATATAAACAGCCAGAAAATCTTCATTCATCATATGAATCCAATAACAATGGACGATATCGTGAATCCTAGCGAATATCTTATGAATCCTGAATACCTGATAACAACGATTCATAATACCCATAATGCTATTCACTACGGAGATGCCGAGTTGTTGGTAACAGCTCCAATAGAAAGAACCAAACACGATACATGTCCGTGGAAAAAGTAAGGAGAGATTAACATGTCTAATAAGAAAAGAGACTATACTAAGTTTTCTAGAGAGTCTGCTGAGTCTGGTGCGGTAGAAACTGTAGAAAACATCATTGAAGAAGTCGAGGAGACAAAGCCAGAACCTAAGATAGGTATAGTAACTGACTGCATTAAGCTAAACGTTCGAAAGGAACCTAATCCTAATGCTGAAATAGTTTGCGAAGTGTCTGCTGCTACCGATCTTATGATCGATGAAGAACAGTCCACTGATACCTTCTACAAGGTTTTCACCGCAGCAGGTGTTGAAGGATACTGCATGAAGAGGTTTGTTACTATTAAGCCTTAAGGAGGTGTCATTATGGATAGTATATTAACATCTATTAAGAAACTTTTAGGCATTGATGAGTCTTATACTCACTTTGATATAGACATCATCATGCATATAAATTCTGTGTTCATGACTCTAAGGCAGCTTGGTGTAGGCCCTCCTGAAGGTTTTCGAATAACGGGCGCATATGAAACTTGGGATGAGTTTATAGATGATGACCAGTATCTCGATGCTGTTAAAACATATGTGTATCAGAAAGTGAGACTCATCTTTGATCCTCCCACTAATTCTGCTCACATCGCTGCTCTCGAAAATCTGATTAAAGAGTTTGAATTTCGTCTCAATGTTGAGGCCGAATCCAATAACTAACTTTAAAATGGATTATGAATGAAAGGGGGTCGCGAAATTGTGGGTGTATGATAAAGATACTGGCGAACTGTACCATTACGATGATGAGTTGTATCACTATGGTCGTAAAGGTATGAAATGGGGCCAGCATATTTTTGGTAAAGTAACCACCACTGCTGGCAGAGCTGGTAGGTTCATTGGCAATAAAATAAAAACTGGCGTTAGAGATGCTAGGTATACTTATCGTCATAAACGAGATAGACGAAAGTATCAGAAAGAATTGAAAACTCTGAGAAAAAAACCACTAAAGCGTCTTACTGACGACGAACTTAAAAAAGCTATTGATCGTCTTAATTTAGAGAAAGAGTATGTAAAATTGACTAAAGAAACCAGTGCAAATCAAGTAAATAGGGGCAGAAAGTTTGTTGTAGATATTCTTGAAAGCTCTGGAAAGAATATAGGAGGCCAGCTGGTTACATACTTGATGGGAACCGGGGTAAACACCATAGCTAAAAATAAATTTGGAATCGAAGGAAAAGTCGTGAATCCAAAGAAGGGACAAAAAGATTAACGGTAGGTGAACTCATATGGCATTGTCGAATACGGCCACGCCGATATACTACGGCCAATTTCGTGATGCCGTAATACGTGGCGAAATACCAGTATGTAAAGAAATTTCAATGGAAATGAATCGAATAGATGCACTTATTGATAACCCCGGAGTTTGGTATGATGACCAAGCTGTTGAGGGTTTTATTCGTTATTGTGAGAATGAACTAACTTTAACCGATGGCGACGATTTGCATCTATTAGATTCATTTAAACTTTGGGCTGAACAGATTTTTGGTTGGTATTACTTTGTGGAGAGAAGTGTTTATGTTCCAAATAAAGACGGACATGGTGGGCACTACGTAAACAAGCGAATTAAGAAGAGACTGATAAACAAACAGTATCTGATTGTAGCTCGAGGTGCTGCCAAATCTATGTATGCGTCTTGTATACAGAACTACTTTCTGAATGTTGACACTTCTACTACACATCAGATAACTACAGCTCCAACCATGAAGCAAGCCGAAGAGGTAATGTCTCCAATTCGAACAGCGATAACTAGAGCCAGAGGACCTTTGTACAAATTCTTAACCGAGGGATCTCTTCAGAATACAACTGGTTCAAGAGCAAACCGAGTTAAATTGGCTTCAACAAAGAAAGGTATCGAGAATTTCCTTACTGGTTCTTTGCTTGAGATAAGACCAATGAAAATCGATAAACTCCAAGGTCTTCGAGTTAAAGTAGCAACTGTTGACGAATGGCTTTCTGGTGATACCAGAGAAGATCCGATTGGTGCTATTGAACAGGGTGCTTCTAAGGAGCAGGGTAATGCTGAGAACAATGACTATCTCATTGTAGCTACCAGTTCTGAAGGTACCGTTCGTAATGGTAGTGGCGATACAATCAAAATGGAATTGATGGAGATACTTAAAGGTAACTACAAAGCTCCTAATGTATCCATTTGGTACTACAAATTGGATGACATAGAAGAGGTTTCTAAACCAGAAATGTGGCTTAAAGCTAATCCTAATCTAGGAAAGACGGTTAGCTATGAAACCTATCAGCTTGATGTAGAAAGAGCCGAGAATGCTCCAGCTACCAGAAATGATATTTTGGCTAAACGATTCGGAATACCAATGGAAGGCTATACTTATTTCTTTACATACGAAGAAACTAAAACTCATCGAAGAAGAGACTATTGGCAAATGCCTTGCTCTCTTGGTGCAGACTTGTCTCAGGGAGATGATTTCTGTGCATTTACATTCTTATTTCCATTGCCTAGAGATGAATTTGGGATCAAGACTCGTAACTATATAACAGAACTGACTTTTAATAAATTGCCATCGGCTATGAGGCATAAGTATGAAGAGTTTATTCATGAAGGAAGCCTTATTGTTATGCCAGGAACTGTTCTTAATATGATGGAAGTTTATGAAGATCTAGATAAACACATTATAGAACGAGGATATGATGTACGTTGTATTGGTTACGATCCGTATAATGCCAGAGAATTTATCGAACGATGGGAACAAGAAAATGGTCCATTTGATATTGAGAAAGTTATTCAGGGATCTAAGACGGAATCTGTTCCTCTTGGAGAATTAAAGAAGCTTTCAGAAGAGAGAATGCTATTGTTTGATGAAGAACTAATGAGTTTCGCAATGGGCAACTGTATTACTCTTGAAGATACTAATGGAAACAGAAAACTTTTTAAGAAGCGATATGACCAAAAGATAGATGCTGTTGCAGCTATGATGGACGCTTATGTCGCTTATAAACTTAATAGAGAAGCGTTTGATTAAGGAGGCGATAGTCATGCCGTGTAAGGGAAAAGGCGGAAAGAAAGGCTCTAAGAAGGGTTCGAAGAAGTCGTAAATTATATTTTATATAAATAATAATAAAAAAAAAGGGGGGGGTATATTATGCCTGATTATGTTTATAAAGATGGTGAGTTGTATCACTATGGCGTCCTTGGTATGAAATGGGGTAAACGTAAAAATCCAGCTAAAGCATATGCTAAAGCTCTAAATGAGCAAGCTAAGAAAGAGGCTAGATACGAAAAAGCTAAGGGTAAATCAACGCAAGCTCGATCTAAACAAAAAGATGCTACAGATGCTTATACTAGGCTCGCAGATCACGTTGGCCGTTCAAAGGACAACATAAATAAAGCTAAGCAGCACCTTTCTACCTTGGAAAGTACTGATACTAGCGGTATGCGAAGAAAAGAGCGAAAGCAGTTCAATCAAATGGTGGAAGATGCTCGGGAAAATGTGATCAGAAAACAGGAAGCTTATACTAAATCTAATGTAGCCATGGCTAAACAGTTGGCATTGTCTAAGCAGTTAAACATTCCAGCTAAGAAACTTGAAAAGAAGACTGCGAGCAGAAAGAAAGTTCTTGACAGGTATTCGACTCAACTTAATAAAGTATTTGGCGATTTAGACGAAGCTACTATTGCTGAAGGAAGAGCTATATTTGAGTCTGCTAAAAAGAAAAGACGATAGAGGAGTTGAAACTTCAAAATGGCTTTGATAGATAGACTTAAGCATGGGTGGAATGCTTTTGTTAATAACAGAGATCCCACGGTTTCTAGACAATACTATGGCGATGCTTATTACCGAAGGCCTGATAGAGTGCGATTTAGTAGAGGTAATGAAAAGACTATTGCCACAGCTATATATAATCGTATCGCTATGGATGCCGCGTCTATAGATATTCGTCATGTCAAACTTGATGAACATGGAAGATATAAAGAAGATGTAGATAGTCCATTGAATGAATGCTTAAAAGTTGCTCCTAACATAGACCAGACTCCTAGAGCATTCAAGCAAGATGCAGTAATGTCGATGCTGGACGAAGGAAGCGTAGCTATCGTACCGATTGATACGGAAGGTGATCCTAAGCACGATGAAACTTATGATATTTATTCTATGCGAATAGGTAAAGTCGTAGAATGGTTTCCTCGTGATGTTAAAGTTGAGCTTTATAATGACATAACAGGAAAGAAAGCGCAAGTAGTTCTTCCTAAAAAAATGGTCACTATTGTAGAGAATCCTCTTTATGCTGTAGTTAATGAATCGAATTCTGTCATGCAGAGACTTGTTCGTAAGCTTGCTCTTTTGGATCAGATAGACGAGCAGAGTGGTTCTGGAAAGCTTGACCTGATAATTCAGCTACCATACACAATAAAAAGTGATGCTAGACGTAAGCAAGCAGACGATAGGAGACAACTTATGGAAGAACAGCTATCTGGTTCTAAATTCGGAATTGCGTATGCTGACGCTACCGAGAAGATAACACAGCTAAATCGTCCGCTTGAAAACAATCTGTTGAAGCAGATCGAATATTTGACTAATTTGGCTTATGGCCAGTTAGGCATCACTCAGAGTGTCATGGATGGTACTGCTGATGAGAAAACTATGCTGAACTATACGAATCGTACTCTAGAACCTATCATATCTGCTATTGTCGAAGGAATGCACAGAACATTCATTTCGTATGATGCTAGGCGCGAAGGTCAGGCTATTATGTTCTTCCGAGATCCGTTTAAACTGGTCCCGGTTAATAATATTGCAGAAATTGCAGATAAGTTTACTCGCAACGAGATACTTACTTCCAATGAGATCAGACAGATTATTGGTTTCAAACCGTCTGATGATGCTAAAGCGGATAAGCTTATCAACAGTAACATAGCTCAGCCAACTGAGGATGTTGTTGAAGAATACTTAGAGGAAGGAGAAAATCAAAATGGAGATGTATGATTTTAGTGGTTGGGCCACACGAAATGATCTTCTTTGTGGAGATGGTCGAACTATTCGTAAGAACGCATTTAAGGATGATGATGGTCAGACCGTTCCTCTTATTTGGAACCATGACCATACTAATGCAGATGCGGTTCTTGGTCATGCTCTGCTCGAGAATCGTGATGATGGCGTTTACGCCTATTGTAAGTTTAATGATACCGAGCAGGGACAGCATGCTAAAGCGCTAGTACATAATGGCGATGTAAGGTCTCTGTCGATCTATGCTAATAAGCTTAAGCAGATCGGCGGTGATGTTATTCATGGCTCTATTAAGGAGCTTAGTCTGGTTCTTGCAGGTGCTAATCCCGGTGCCTATATCGATTTCGTAATGGCACATGGTGATGATAGCGAAGATTCCATCATTGCTAATTATGATGAGAATGCGCTTGTGATATATCATTCCGATGAAAAGAGTAAAGAAAATAAGGAGGAACCTGAAATGAATAACGAACTTACTCACGCCGAAGGCGAAAAGACTGTTCAGGATGTCGTCGATTCTATGACCGAAGAACAGAAGACTGTTATGTATGCTCTTATAGGAGAGGCTCTTAAGAGTCAGGAAGAAGAAGATGATGAAGATGAGGAGGATGATGCTACTATGAAGCATAATGTTTTTGATCAGGAAGAAGTAAAGAAGGATGGAGTTCTCACCCATTCCGACCAGGTAGAAATTATTAAGATGGCTAAGCAGAGCAACATTGGTAGTCTGCATGCCGCAATTGAAGCTTACGTTGATCAGAACGATCACCTGAAGCATGGCTTTGTTGATGAGGAAGGCACTGATGCTATCGATCAGCTGTTCCCCGATTACAAGCTCCTTAAGCCGGGTGCGCCTGAGCTTATCGAGCGTGACATGAGCTGGGTTGACCATGTTCTTAATGGCATCCACAAGTCTCCTATCAGCCGTATTCGTACCCGTCAGGCAGATGCTCGTATTGCTGAACTCAGGGCTAAGGGCTATCAGAAAAAGGGTGATGAAAAGACCATCGCCGGTAACATTAAGCTGATCGGTCGTACCACTGATCCTCAGACTGTGTTTCGTAAGGAGGAAATGCATCGTGATGATATCGTCGATATTACCGATTTCGATGTTGCTGAGTATCAGTGGATTGTGATGCGTCACAACATGAACGAGGAACTGGCTCTGGCTGCTCTCGTTGGTGACCGTCGCGAGGATGGAGATCCTGACAAGATCCATGAGGACCATATCCGTCCTATCTGGAAGGATGACGAACTGTATACCATTCATGCAGATGTTGACATTACTGCTGCTCGTACTGAACTTCAGGGCACTAATACTAATGCTAACTTTGGTGAGAACTACATCTATGCCGAAGCTATCATCACTGCTGCTCTGTATGCTCGCGAGAAGTATAAGGGTTCCGGCAATCTGGACTTCTACTGCACTCCCCATCTGCTGAACGTTATGCTGCTGGCCCGTGACCTGAATGGTCGCCGTATCTATTCTTCCAAGTCTGATCTTGCAGCTGCTCTGAATGTAACTAACATTTATACTGTTGAGCAGTTCGAAGGTCTGACTCGTACTGATGCGCAGTCTAAGGAGCATAAGCTTCTGGGTCTGTTTGTTAACCTGGCTGACTATCAGTTCGGTTGCACTAAGGGCGGCGAGATCACTCGCTTCAGCGATTTTGATATCGACTTCAACAAGTATAAGTATCTGATGGAAACTCGTCTGTCTGGTTCTCTTACTAAGCTGTGGTCTGCTATCGCGCTGGAGGAGCCTGTATCTGCTGGAGCATCGGGCTGATAAGTCAGAAAATTCAAAATGGGGTGACAATTAATTATGGCTAAATGGTATGGAGAAATTGGCTTTGCTAAAACGGTGGAAACGAAGCCTGGCGTATATGAGGAACAATTTACTAAGCGTAATTATTACGGCGATGTTGTTCGCAATAGTCGTAGACTTCAATCTGCTGATCAATTGAACGACAACATTAATGTGTCGAATCAACTTAGTATTGTCTCAGATCCATACGCCAATGATAATTTTCATTCCATGCGTTACGCTGAGTTCATGGGGGCTAAATGGAAGATAACTGATATCGAAGTTCAATGCCCTCGACTAATCTTGACTCTCGGGGGTGTTTGGAATGGCGAGCAGACTTGAACTGCATGATGAGCTTTGTGAACTTCTTGGATCACGATGCGTATATTTTCAACCCCCTGAATCAATTAAGCTTAACTATCCTTGTATTGTATATTCTAGATCCAATATAAACAAGCTGAATGCCAACAACGCTCTTTATAAAAAGACGAATCAATACGAGGTTATAGTTATAGATCGAGATCCAGATAGTGATATTTCCGATAGAATACTCGAACATTTTTCCATGTGCAGATTCGATCGAGAATATACTTCTGATAATCTCAACCACAATATCCTAACATTATATTATTAAAGGAGGACACACATATGCCTAAGATTGTTTGGGATCAGACCGGCGAACGACTTTATGAAACCGGTGTAAAGAAGGGTGTACTTTATCCCATGGCTGTTGGCGGCACTTATCCTAAGGGTGTTGCTTGGAATGGACTTACTGCTGTTACCGAATCTCCTTCCGGTGCAGAGGCTACTCCTCTGTATGCTGACGACATCAAGTATCTTACTCTGATGTCTGTTGAGGAATTCGGTGGCACCATCGAAGCTTATACTTATCCTAAGGAGTTCGAAGAGTGCGATGGTTCTGCTGAACTTACCGCTGGTGTAACCATTGGTCAGCAGCCTCGAAAGAACTTTGGTTTCTCTTACGTTACCACTATTGGTAATGACGTAGATTCCAATAAGCATGGTTATAAGCTCCATCTTGTTTATGGTGCTCTGGCTTCTCCTTCAGAGAAGGCTTACTCTACTATCAACGACAGCCCTGAAGCTATTACTTTCTCTTGGGAGTTTACGACTACCCCTGTCTCTGTAAATGGCTTTGAGCCTACTGCGTGTATCACCATCGATTCTACTAAGGTGGACTCTGTCAAGCTTACTGCTCTGGAAGCCAAGCTTTATGGTACCGAATCCGGGGAAGCAATGCTGCCTCTGCCCGACGAAGTAGCAACTATTATGAGTACTGCTGGTTGATAAATACTTCTATTCCGGGAGTCATCGAATAAATTCATCGGTGGCTCCCACCTTTATATTTATGGTGAAATTGAAAGGAGATAAATAACATGATTAAGAGGACTATTAATTACATCGATTTCGACGGCAATTCCAGGACTGAAGATGCGTATTTTAACATGACTAGGAGTGAACTTATTGCGTTCACTTTCGACATGCCTGAGGCTATCACTGACGCTGCAAAGAATACTAATACTGCTAATAGCGTTGATCTGGAAGCAGCTGGTACGAAGCTGGTCGAGAAGCTTGGTACTTCCGGTATCTTCAACTTCGTAAAGGATCTCGTATTTAGGTCTTATGGTAAGAAGTCTGAAGACGGTAGGCGTTTCATCAAGAGCAACGAAATGGCTACCGAATTTACTCAGACTCTGGCATATGATGAATTCCTTATCGATCTGTTCAGTGATGACAAGAAGGCCGCCGATTTTATTAACGGCATTATCCCCGCTGAGATGGCTAAGCAGATATCTGCAAATAGTGACATTAAGCTGGTTGAATAATATACATATAGGAGTGATCGAGAATGCTTCAGATTAAGATACCAGCGACTGAAATGTTTGATGAGCGAACTCAAGAGTTTGCTACTTTTAAAGAGTATACGCTGCAACTGGAGCATTCTTTGATCTCTCTTTCTAAATGGGAATCAAAATGGGGTAAGGCATTTCTATCTAAGCACACTAAAACGTTTGAAGAAACTATTGATTATATCAAATGTATGACCATTGCCTCAAATGTTCCAGAAGAAGTTTATGCTCGTTTAACTAGAGCAAACATTGAAGAAATAAACGCATATATAGAAGCTCCGATGTCAGCCACTCATTTTATGGAAGATCATAAAGGAAAGAAGAATTCCGAAACGATTACATCGGAGCTTATTTATTATTGGATGATTGCGTTGAACATCCCATTCGAATGTCAGAAATGGCATCTAAATCGTCTTCTTACTTTGATTAGAGTGTGCAATATAAAGAACCAGCCGCCTAAGAAGATGAGTAAGAGCGAACTTATGAGTCGTAATCGAGCTCTAAACGAGGCTCGAAGAAAACAACTAGGAACAAAAGGATGATGTTCTAAATGATAAAGTTCAGACATAAGGGCGACTTTTCCAATCTAACCAAATTCTTGGAAAAGGCAAAAGAGGCCGTTCGTCTTGGAAACCTCGATAAGTATGGTCGAGAGGGAGTAGCCGCCCTTGCGTCTGCAACACCCGTAGATTCCGGACTTACGGCTAATTCGTGGTATTACGAAATAGTTAATAAAGACGGAAGAGCCATGATCAACTTTTGTAACTCAAACATTCAAAATGGAATTCCAATTGCTATTATCTTGCAATATGGTCATGGCACCGGTACTGGAGGTTGGGTAGAAGGACGAGATTACATAAATCCTGCTATCCGGCCTATTTTTGATAGAATAGCAAATGAAGCGTGGAGGGAGGTTACTAAGCTATGAGTAGAACGATTGATGAACGCGTCGTATCTATGGAATTCGACAATAAACAATTTGAGAGCAACGTTCGAACTAGCTTGAGCACGCTTGACAAGCTCAAACAAAGTTTAAATTTAAAAGGCGCTGCTAAAGGTCTTGAGAATGTTAATGAAGCAGCTAAGAATTGCAATTTGTCCCCTCTTAGTAAGGCTGCAGACACTGTTAAAATTAAATTCTCAGCTATGGAAGTCATGGCGGTAACCGCCCTCGCAAACATTACAAATTCTGCAGTAAATGCAGGAAAGAGAATTGTAAAAGCTTTAACTATAGATCCTGTAAAACTGGGTTTCAAAGAATACGAAACTCAGATTAACGCAGTTCAGACAATTCTTGCAAATACTCAAAGTAAGGGAACTACTCTGGATGATGTTAACGAAGCTCTTGATACTCTTAATAAATATGCAGATAAAACCATTTACAATTTTACTGAGATGACCCGTAATATTGGTACATTTACTGCTGCGGGCATTGATCTTGATACTTCAGTTAACGCTATCCAGGGTATAGCAAACTTGGCTGCTATATCTGGCTCGTCTGCACAGCAGGCTTCTACTGCTATGTACCAGCTTTCACAGGCTCTTGCTTCCGGTACAGTTAAACTTATGGACTGGAACTCTGTGGTTAATGCTGGTATGGGTGGCCAGGTGTTCCAGGATGCTTTGAAAGAAACTGCTAGAGTTCATGGAATCGCAATTGATGACATGATTAAAAAGCATGGCTCTTTCAGAGAAACTTTGCAAGAAGGATGGCTTACATCTGAGATCTTAACCGAAACTCTTCAGAAGTTTACTCTTACGACAGAAGGATTGACCGAAGAGCAGATAAAAGCAAATCGTGAAATGCTTAAGTCGAAAGGCTATACTGAAGAGCAAATTGACGAAATATTCAAACTTGGTCAAACTGCTACAGATGCAGCAACTAAGGTAAAGACATTTACTCAGTTACTGGATACTCTCAAAGAGGCGGCACAGTCTGGTTGGACTCAGACATGGGAACTTATTATAGGCGACTTTGAAGAAGCTAAAGAATTATGGACTGCTATATCTGACATGATTGGCGAGTTCATAAATGCTATGTCCGATCGTCGAAACACTCTTCTTGAAGGAGCTCTAACTTCAAAATGGGATAAGATGATCAAGAAGATTAACGAAGCTGGCGTATCAACAGAGACATTTAACGAAGCAGTTATAAAGACTGCCAAGGAGCACGGCTATCCAATAGATCAAATGATAAAAGATTATGGGTCTTTGGAAGAAGCTATACGTGCTAATTGCATTCCAGTTAAAATTCTAGAAGAAGCTCTTGGCAACTTAGGACAAACCACGGCTGATCTGTCTAAGATAAATGGTGACTTAAAGAAAGGCATGTCTGGTGATGATATTAAACAGGCACAGAAGGCTTTGGTTGATCTTGGATATGATCTTGATAAATTTGGTGTAGATGGAATATTTGGCAGTGAGACTGAAGCTGCTATTAAGGCCTTCCAGGAGTTTAGCGGTCTTGAAGTAACAGGTATAGTTGACGAGGCTACTTTAACTGCTTTAAAAGATGCTAGCACTAGTGCGTCTGATTTGTCAGGAACTGTTGGCGATTTGATAAATGATCTTGATGAACTTGGCGGTCGCGAGCTTCTTATCGAAGGCTTAAAGAATATTTTCGAAGCTATAGCTAAACCAATTCGTGCCATAAGAGATGCTTGGAGAGAAACATTTAAATCAATTACTTCTGAGCAATTATACGGAGCTATAGAAGGATTTACTAAGTTCAGCGAAAAACTTATTATGTCTGACGAATCTGCAGAAAAGATTAAGAGAACTTTCAAAGGTTTATTCGCAGTTCTTAGTATAGTTAAGACCTTCATAGGGGGCGGCTTTAGTTTAGCGTTTAAGCTCATCTCCAAGGTACTTGACCATTTCGATTTGAATATTCTCGATGTCGCAGCTTCAGCTGGTGATGCTCTCGTAAAATTTAAAGATTGGTTATTTGAGAATAATCGTCTCGTTAAAGGATTTGAGAAAGTTGCTGGAGCAATAGCCGATTTCGGAGTAGCAGCTTGGAATTGGATAAAAGCATTTGTAAATTCTCCTGAATTTCAGGATAAACTACAAGGAGTACTTGATTTCTTTACCGGAATATACAACAGCGTTAAAGGATTCTTATCCGGTGGTTGGAAACGTATAGATGGATTCATCAAACGTTTTAATAAACTTAGAGATTTAGGAGACATCGATTGGAGTACGGTATTCGATGATTTCAAGACAAATGTACTTGGATATTTCACAAATTTTGATTTCAGTACTATAACCTCTAAATTTAAGACGGCTTTTTCTAATATAAAAGATACTGTTGGAAGTTTACTTGACAAAATATCTGAAAAGTTTGGAGATCTCAAAGAGAAGTTTGGAGGTCTCAAAGATAAGATTGTAGAGTTCTTTTCTACTATAAAAGATAAATTAGGTGAACATTCGGGTTCGATAATAGCAATTGCATCTCTCCTTACTTTAGTATTGCTTCTAAAGAAAATAGCAGGCGCAGTAAAGCTAATTGCTAGGCCTATTTCCGCGTTGTCCGGTATTGGTGAAAGTCTTACTGCTTTCCTTGATAACTGGAAAAACGGAATTAATATTTATAAGCACGACACACCTACTCAGGCTATCAAAAACATAGCAACTTCTATGCTTATGATGGCCGGAGCTATTTGGATTATTGCGCAGATTCCTCCAGAAGATCTTAAACGTGCTGGTATCACAATGGGTATTATGGCTGGAGCACTTGTTGCCATGATGCTTATTACCAAAATAATAGATAAGATTCCTTCTAAGGGCAATGCAGGAACTAATTTCGACGGTCTTGCGAAAATGATATCCAAGATCGGCATAGCCATGTTGCTTATAGCCACATCTGTAAAGATACTTGGCAACATGGATGACGAATCGCTTACTAAAGGTGTATTTGCCGCTGGACTATTCCTAGTAGCTATAGTCGGTTTGATGTCTGCTAGCAAAATGATGAATGCTGCCGATGCGGATAAATTTGGAAAAATGATCGGTAAGATAGCTACATCGTTGCTTATGCTGTCCCTTGTGGTGTGGATATTTGGCCGAATGGATACTAAAACCCTCATTCAGGGCGGCCTTGCAGTTGGTATATTCTTGATTGGTATGGTCGGAATGATGAAATCCACTATGGGTTTAGCATCCGGATCGAAATATGTAAATGAATTCGGTAAGATGATTCGAAATATTGCTTTCTCCCTGCTTCTCTTGTCGCTTGTCGTATTGATATTTGGCAAGATGGACACTAAGACTCTTGTGCAGGGAGGAATTGCTGTTGCAGCATTCTTAGGCATCATGATTGGTACTATGGCATTGACCAAAGGAATGTCTAAAGACGTTGCTAGTTTCGGTAGAATGATGCTTGGCATAAGTACCGGGCTTATCATGATGGCCCTTGCTGTTAAGATACTCGGTAGCATGGATGATGCCACTCTTAAGAAAGGTGGCTTAGCTATTCTTGGATTTGTAGGAATAATGACCATTCTAATGGAAGCTACAAATCTAATGGGCAAATATTCGTTTAATGCTGGAAAGATGGGCATAATGTTCCTGTCATTTGCCGCAGCTATATTAATCATGACAGGAGCTATTGCTGCACTAAGCTTTATCGAAGGTGAGAAACTTGCTAAAGCTATGGCGGCTATTGCAGGAATAGGTGCGATATTTGCAGGATTAATGTATGTCACAAAGTACGCTAAGAATGTAAAGGGACTTGTTGGAATGGCGATCGCTATAGCTATTCTAGCAGCATCTATAATAGCTCTTTCGTTCATAGATGGAGACAAACTTTTAAAGGCTACTCTTGCTCTAGGCTCTATAACTGCTGTTATGGCACTTCTTGTATTTTCTTGCAAATCTCTTGAAAAGATCAAGGCAGGAAAGGCTCTTGTTACTCTTGGAGTAATGGTGCTGGTTGTTGGAGCATTGTCATATGTAATATACAAGCTTTCTGAAGAAGCTGGAGACGCAGACAAAGCTTTGAAAGTTGCATTGGCTATGTCCAGTGTAATAATAGCTCTATCTGCTAGTGCAGCGCTTCTTGCCATTGCAAGCAAGTATAGCACTAAATCTCCTAAGGGCATGAAAGTATTGGCGGCTACTGTTGGAATAGTGGCTGTTATTGCTGGAGCACTAGTTGGAGTAGCAATCTGGCAGCTTCCTAATATAGCAAGCCAGTTGTCTAAGTTCATGATTAGACTCATGCCGTTCATAGCAGGAGCCAAATCCATAAATCCCGATTTTCTTAGTAATATTAAGATGTTGGGTGAGGCGATGTGGACGTTTACCAAAGCAGGAGCACTTTTCGCTATAACTAACATTTCTGGAGGAGTATCTAGAGCATTTGATAAGTTCATCGAATTTATTAAGACCGTAGTGCCAACAATAAAGAAGCTGGCTTTGGACGTTTCTGACGTAGATATAAACTTTACCAACTTAAACGGTATAGTAGGAGCTATAAAGGACCTTGCAACAGCTGCATCTAACATTCCTAAGAGTACCATAGCTGTGTTTGGTTCAAAATGGGGCGGAGGCGGAATGGCTAGTATAGTCAATCTGTCTGCCTTCACTGAATTCATAAAAGAAGCAGTACCGATAGTAAAAGATGTAGCATTAGCAGTCTCTGGTAGTGATACAGATATAAACACTAAAAATCTTTCTGCTGTTGTAGATGCGATATCCAGATTAGCCGAAGCAGCTAACTCTGTTCCTACTACTGATTTCGGTCTTGCCTTTGGTAAGTTTGCTGGTGGATGGGGGCTTGCATTTGGTAAAAAACAGACTGACCTTACTGGTTTTGCAAAATTCATAAGTGCTGCCACTAAAGCCGTTACTTCTTTTATGGAGACTCTATCAGAAACAGATGCTGATGGGAACAAAGTTCGAAA